GGGGGTTAACGGCTTGCAGGAGGATTTGGCTGAACTGGCCGGCGGGACGTATTTCGGCGCGGCGCAGACTGCCGAGCGGCTGGCGGAAATCAGCAAAACCGTCTCCGAGGAGCTGGCCTATGCGTTGAAATCGGTCGAATTAGCCGAGATCGACGTTGCGCGTTGCCGCGAGACGCTGAGCGAGAAACAGGCGGCGGCTCCGGACTACGTTTCCGATATCGCAATATGGGCGATTGTTTAGGTTTAGGAGGGGAAAATGGCGCAATTTACAATCTATAATTCGGACGTGTTGATCGGCGTGGTTGAGAGCGAAACCCCGGAATTGGCAGCGGTCGCCGTGTTTGAGGGTGCGTTCCGGCGTCCCTACGAGGTCCAGGCGTCGCACGGGCCGAATTGGGGCAACGGCTCTGCCCGAATCAACGGCAACGGCGCGGAGAATCTCGATTACTGCGCGGACGTGTATATCCGCGATCGGCACGTTGCCCGCGTCGAAATGCGCGAGATAGAGCGAGATAGAGATTGACTGGGTTAGAAAATGACGTCAGTTTATGTTCCCCGCACACGCGGGGATGACCCATTACTTTGCGGTTTTTATTCGCACCCGATGGCAGCGTTCCCCGCACACGCGGGGATTTATCAGTGACCGCCTCCGAACTCCAAACCGCCCGCGCCGCCTTGGGTTTGACCCAGGGCGGCCTGGCTACTGCGCTGGGCGTCGGTCGCCGCACGGTCCAGAATTGGGAGGCGGACGACCGGGCTATTCCTGAAACTGTCGCCAAAATTTTACGCGCCGCGCTGGTAGACCGCACGATGCTGGACCGGATCGCTTCCGCTTAAGCCAAAGCCGCGTCGCCCCCAGCGCGGGGGCATGGATCGAAACTTTGTGACCCTCGCTCACTAGCCGCCGCCGCGCGAGGTTTCGGGGTGGGACGCGCGCGTGAATTAGGGTTTTCGGGGTGATACGCGCGCGGGCGGGTATCGGAAAGATCGACAATGAAGCCGGCCAGCGTATTGTCATCAGCCGAATCGGTAGGCACCGCCGGCGCCGGCGGGCATGTCAGCAGTGCGTCCGGTATTTTAATTGGGGGGGTTGTTGAACTGGTCGGGTATTAAGCCAGGACTGACCCGAAGTTTCCTGCTTGTGCAGCACCACTGCACCGCGCCTATGGTGATCCGTGGAATTTTACCTCTCCACAGCCGAGGGTTGGGGGATATGTGGGACTCAGGCGGGATTGCCAATAGCGGTGACGATCATGCCCTGGTTATCGCCCCCAAACGGAGGCCGGATAACTAGATCGGCGCGGCACCGCACACGCACGCCGACAATCTCTGAAACGCGGGTGGCGATGCTCTGGATCATGCCCTCCATCTCGCGCACGTCTTTATAGCCGCCAACGTACTGCGCGGCCATGTCAGCCAGATGCTCGACCGGGAACACGATGCCAACCGGGCGATAGCTGACGCGCACCTTCGAGCCGGCCAGTGGGTTGCCGCTCTTGGGGCAGCACGCCGGAAGGTCGATGACGTGATGCACCGCTGTATCAACGTCTGGCGAGGCGTGGCGCTCTTTGTACTCGATCAATGGAACGCCTCTATGAATGAAAGCTGTGGGGTAATCCGGTCGATCCGGTCGCTGTAGCGCTGTGCCTCGATAGGGCTGTTGCCGTTGCGGCCCTCGATCCGAGCGGCATAACATAATCAGCAGGCGCATAGCCTTGCAGCACCGGCATGATATAAACGCCGCCAACGTCGCAGGCCAGCAGGTCATCGTAGCGTTCGACGGTAAGGCGCTGATGCTCGGGCACGGTTAGGCCAGTCTTTGCAAGCATATGCTGCTCGCACATATAATCTTGCGCGACCGCAGCCAAAAGCCGGCCTTCGCCGCTCCATCTTTTGATTTGCGCGGCGTAGGATGAAACAGGCTCTGGATAGCCACCGTGCATGTTGATGGTTGAGAACGCGCCGCTATCCATGATCCATTCGCAGTCGCCAGCAAAGGCCGCCTTGCGCTTAGCGACGGTATGCACAGAAATGAACGCACGCTGAAATTTGCGCGCATCGCCCGGGTGATGAAGGCCAACGAAGAAGCGCACACGTTTCTAACTTTCAACGGAGATTGATTTCAACGATTTGGTAAAGGCGGCCGCCCAGCTTTGCTTTATGATAAAGCTGGGCATCGCGGCGGCAATCGAAAACGAAAAGTTTGCCGTCTTCCCTGGTAATAGCTTCTATGTCGCCCTTTGGGCCGCAGACTAAAAGTATGCACTCCATAGCTTGGGCTCTCCGGGCGGTTTGTGACTGAACCATTCGATAAATTCAAACGGTTCGATTTACCTTGATTACCATTGCGCTTGTAATCTGTCAACTAAAAATGTTTGACAAATAACAGACAAATGTCGTACAAATACGCATGACAAAAAGCCCACCCAAGCCACGCCGAAAGACGGAAACTATCGCCGTGCGAATAGACCCGGAAACAAAAGCCAAAGCCGAAATTGCCGCTGCTGCTGATGATCGCAGCTTGTCCCAATGGGTGACGGCACTGATTAAGGCCGCACTGAAAGGTAAGCGCCGTGGACCCTAATTATGTTTATGTGATGCGCTTGAATGACCGGGCGCATAAGATCGGTATTAGCCGAAAGAAATATAAATGTTCGCGCCATCTGACCCGAGCCTGACCAGGGCGCAAGCGGCAGAAAAGATCGGGGTTAGCCCGTCCACGGCGTACCGAGAGCTTGGCCCACGAGATCAACCCATATTTGGAAGGAAGCCTAAGTAATGAGCGCCGATAAAATCCCATTTATGTGTACGCCAAGCAATCCATGGAAACCTGAGTATGGCACGCCGGTTCAGCACTTGAACGCGCAGGAATATGGTGAGCAAGAAGATGACTGGGGAGGCGCGTCTTACGCCAAAATGATGTGTCCCGATTGCGGCCATCGCTGGAAAACGGAATTGCCCCAATGAATGACCTGGTGGAGCCTACCCCGCCGCAGCCAACCCTTGCGCTAACGCTTCAATCGCGTTCGCTGCTGGAAATCGCAGTCCGGCAATCAGCGAGCCGTGCGACGATGACGTTCAATGAACTGGTCGCCGGATGCACTCCGGATGAGCGGGAGCAATTGGCGTGGCATATCGCGATCTGTCCGCATGGGGCGCGACCGAGCCCCTTGCAGAGCATGATGTTCAGCATCACACGTTTTGACGGTTAGGACATAAGATGAGCGATTCAACAGATCGCGAATACACGCGAGCAGAGATGCGAACAGCAACGCGCAACAATTACATTGCTGCCCTAAAAAAAGCCCTGGACTTAACCAAAAAGCATGGTGCGTCCGACGCATACCGTCACGCACTGCAAGATTTGATTTATTTTGAGGAATCCCGAAAATGAGCGAAGAACCCCTGCACGGTGGCTTTTCTATCTGGGTCAGCGGCCTCAAGGTTGCCAGCGGGTGCGGGCCTTACGAATGGATCAAAGCCGAGGCGGCGCACTACGCAGCGCAGTATGCACAAGATGGCCAGGTCAAAGTTCGGGTTTACAAATTTCCGGTGAGAAAGGCAGTCACAAAATGAGCGATTATAAACTAGTTTTTTTGTTTCCCGACCAGTCCCTTTCTTTTGCGAATGGTTTCGCTTGCGGTCGCATTTGGGAGCGTATGGCGGAAAGCGACAAGCCTATTACCGAAATCATGCTTGCTGAGAACCGCGACACGATTGAGGCAATGGCAATGGCGAAAGGCTGGGACGAAAAAATTGTCATTCTTGATGAACACTGGATCGAGGTGACTTTGACCAATGCGTCTTTCAAATGGGAATCAGGAAAATGAGCAAACAAGATGATGATACCCGCGAAGCAGCCCGCGCCGCATTAACGGATGCCCGGCTCTACGGCACGGGCTTAATCAAAGTCACGCATAGCGAAGCTGGTTTCAAATACGAACGAATTGATCCGACCGAAATCAGATTGATGCGTCGGCCAAAACCAAACCATAATTGGATTGACCCTGACGGTGTGGAGGAGGTTTAGGATATGAGCGATCCCATCCACGAAGCAAAAATGCTAGCCGATCCCGCTTTCGATTTTTACAAACTTGATGCGGAACTTGAAAGTTTGAGCGCGGCCATTGATGTCGAGCCACTTGGGGATCGGTACAATTTTCTTTGCGCTTCTTACCAAGCCTTGATGTGGGCGCGGAATCCTAAAGACCATTCGCCCCCGACAAAAATGGCGGAAGCGTTTAGCAAATGAACGCCTGGCAGGCTTGGCCTCCGAATATCTCCTTAAATACCGGCGAGGAAATCATTGTCTACCGGCCCGATGCCAGCACCTTTTCCGCCTTGTTGGTTGAAGATGACAACGACGAAGGCGGCAACTGGTTTTCGGTATCTGGTGATGACCTGACTAACGTTCTGGCAGCCCATGCCCGAGGGGCCGACAGACATAAAGGCCACCCCATGAGCGCGTGGTGCAGTGGACCGATTCCAGCTTGCGTTTTGAAGAAACTTTTTGATAGAAAGGCCACCCTATGAGCATCTTGACCCGCGACGATCTGCCGCCATCGCTCAACGGCGGCAAAACCCGTCCGCTATCCGATGCCGCTAAGACGGTGCTGTATGTCCTGGCGCAAGGTCCAATCCCGCGCCAAGAGATCAATCCTGGCGTTTCGGACAGGCTAGAGCGCGAAAGTTTGGTCGAGGTGGTTGACCTGCCCAGCCCCTACAAAACCCACAAGGGCGCGAATATCAGGCACACGCGCCTGACCGCCGCCGGCCATGCTTTATTGCGAGAAGGCGTTATCAAATGAGTAGCGAGATGAGGTTTGAGCGATCAAAGGAGGAACCCCGGAACCGCGTCCAATCGGACGCAACGCGCGTGGAGACCGGAGATCAGGCTGATGGCGAAAGTCATCTCCCGGTGCCGGTCGTTGAAACGCGAATGCTGGCAGGCGTCGGTCCATGACCACGAAAGTCAGTAATTCCGAACTTGACCACCAAGGCGCATATCCAACGTTTGAGGAATGGGAAGCTGACAGACTTTTAATTGCGTCAATTCCGGTGATGCGATCGCGCATTCCGTGCCAATCAAGCGTCAATCCCAGCTTGAAACAACGGAACATTTGCCGTTGCGTTTGCCGATCCAAAAGCCGAATTATAAACCGCCTTATGGTAATCAGCCATCGCTACGGCATCGGTCGCTGCAGGTAACGCCAACGGGCTTCGGATGTACTTTACCCTTGCCATCGCGCACGCATAAAATAAATTGCCGCACATCGCTACCATTGGATCACTAGGCTGCGCGCCTAGAAACCCCTGGACGGTAATTTTCAAAACTTCCTGGCCTTGGAAATTCAAAAAATTGACATAGCAGTCATCGTGCGTCTCTTGCTCCATTTGCCATAACCCACGCGCAGGACCGCCTCCAAGCTGGGCTAGATTGATGCCGCCGCTTTCCGCTAGCATTGTGCCGGCCAACAGATTGACCGCCGCCTCGGTGCCGTAGCGGTCCGGAAATTCTGCCAGTACCGGGCGGATTATTAGGGCTTTGACTTGAGTGAGGTTTAGGCCGGACATGGGGAGTTCCTATGTATAATTCTAAAACTGCGCGATTTATCTTGACGATAAAATTACTAGAGGGTAACGTCTTGGTTATCCGGTTTGACCGCCGGATCATGTGACTGAAGTTCCTCCCTAAACTTGAAACCCAGCCTGCGGAATACGCGGCTGGGTTTTTTTAGGAATTCCCGGCCCACAAAGGCTCTGATTTTGCAGGCCGCCTAATTTCCACGTACCCTAACGCCATCACCCCCACATCGCCGGCAAACTGCATCCCCACGCCACACGCTCTGACACGCACCACACCGATACGTCACTCGCTCTGCCCATAACGCTTCACCAAGCGGTCGCGCATCGTCTCCGGCAACGTCATCTGCGCGATCAGCCGCTCCGCACGCCGTTTTTCATATATCCACCACGTAATAGTGCCCCACATATCAAGTGCGCGCAGTAAGATGCGTTCGCGTCTGGTGAACATGTGGGGATGGCGGGACGGGGTTACAAACGTGCGGCGGGCTCTCACGGCACCGTAATTTCATTAGACGTTGTAATGACTTCTCGTCCGCCGGTTAACCACGCCCAGCCGCCGCAATCGTCAAGTTGTGATTCTTTAATTTGCCAAACTCCTGGTGGAATATCGGCAAGAGGCGCCAACAACAACACAAATTTCTGCCTCCCTAATTCCGGCCAGACCAACGCTTGCGATGAGGTTGGCAAAACAATTGGCAAATCCTGACCCTGCACGTCAGCCAATTTATAAATAATCCTGGACGGCGATGACGTGCAGAATGTGGTGCGTGTTCGATCAATCTCAACCGAAACATAACCGTCATAAATAAGAGCGTTGGTCGAATTGCGGTGAATTGCGGGCTGGAATGTAAAAGCGCCAAATATAGCCCAACATACGGCGCCGATTATCAACCCAGTGACGAGTGAAATCGGATGCGGTGGTTGGGGCCATCGAGAGGGCAACAATTTCTGTAATTCCCTATCGGTTATTTCGCGAGAATGTAGATTTTTATAATTTGCCACGCGATGTAGGCTAATGCCGCTGTCAACGCCCATAGGCCATTGCCCCCAAATGCAGTTAACGCGCCAGTGAGAACGCGGCCTGGCCAGCCTTCCCGCCGTTCTTGCGCTTGCACGATGCGGTTGATGGTCCGAAACCCTTCGCGCGTTGCAAAAAGCCCTTCTGGAGTAGTGTCGTCAATGCCCATCCGTTGCAGTCGTGCGGTAAGTCGCTCGTCAAACCGGCGGTTAAATTCTGTTTCGTCCATTCCATATCCGCCCTCCGGTCGCCGTTGAATACCTTAAACGTTCTTAATTCGCCTTAATTTCGCTAAATTCCCCTTAATAGCAACACAATCAGGACGATCAAAAGTACGAGCCCCAGACCGCCGCCTAAAGCAGCGCCGCCCATATAAAAACCGCCGCCGCCGCATACGAGGATCAGGATGATTAGGATGAGGATTATTGGCATTTAATTCATCGCCGCCAGCGACAATTCATACACCGCCACCACAAACCCAGGCGCATCAAAGTACGAACGGTCAATGTAAAATTCTTCCCCCCATGACGTAATTTTTGTCAGATCGCCTTCGTAGCTATCTGCCCAAACAAAATGGCCGCCCCAACTTCCTGGAGTTCCTGCTGGCATCCAAACACGTTGATTTTGTTGTTCAACAGACAGCGACAAGCATAGACCGACACCGCCAGTTCGCAAAATAGCGTCTCGTATTTCACCCTCGCCAAATTTTATTGGCAGAGATCGCAATTTATTTAGTTTGTACCCTGCAATTGGGTTAGCCTGCCACCACGCGAAACCTTCAATTGGATCGGTTCCTTGATCAGTTTCGGGTTGGCCTAAAACATAGCCAGCCATCCCCTCGTAAGCGGCTACAGCGGCCGTGTTTGGGATTGGCGAGTAGTGCCCCGCCAATCCCATGACGGTCTGTACGGCGTTCACGCATCCTGTGGGGAAGCAGTCTCCGAGCGTCTGGTTGTTTCCGCTCACACGTGGCGTCTCCATTATCCGGCTATAAACGTCCAAATGCTCAATGCTGACGTTGACTGGTTCAACGTTTTTCGGCGCAACAAAACTTGATTTTAACCCAAGTTTCATAACGGAAAGTTGAGAAGGTAGAAGCATGACAAATATACCTTAGTTTACTTTTTTCGGTCCTTGCATTGCGGCGCGGATTTTTATGGCGATGAAAACCAGGACCGCAACCGCTCCTGCAATTGCGCCGCAGACGGCAGCGATCACGAAAGTGGGACCGGAATTGGTCCAGGCACGACGGCATGTGCAGACACCGAGCTGGAAGCCGGAATCGTCGGTATTGACATGGACGAAACGCCCGCCAATAGCCCGGAGATCAACGATAGACCCATTGAAATCGCAAACGACGTAGCTGTCGGAAGCGGTAAAATAGGAAGAAGCAAACTCACGTCCTTAATGACCGCTTGAGCATTTGCGACATAAGACGATCCAGGTGTCAGCAACACAAAAGAAGAAACGTCATTCTCCAACGTTGTCAAATCCGCATTGACGGCAGAAACGATGCCGGCCGGTATTGTGGATTTCAGATTCGGAATAAGCGTTTGTAGCGCGGTTAGAATTGTGTTCGCTTCCGCTTGTGCGTTGGCGAGGGTCACGGCGATGGTGTTTGCAGTGGTTTGAGACACGCAGCCGGCGAGGGCCAGTGGGGCAAGGGCGGAGGTTTTGATGAGGTTGCGGCGGAGCATGGCGTTATCCTTTCGGGGTAAGTGAAACGGCAGTGGGAGCGGGTGACGCCGGCGTGACTGGGACCGTCAAAGCAATTTGCACCGCGCCGTCAATTTTCGCGGCGAGCGATGCGGGGGTGACGTTTTTTAGCGTCATTGCGGCTTGAGTGGAAGCAGAAAGGTCGTTCAAAATGGCGGCAATCGTGGCGTTTTTTACGTCCAGAGGTGCTGCGGTCGTCGGCGCTTTGGCGATGGCCGATACAACGGCTTGACTGCTTGCGGTGACGAAAAGATCAAGAATGTTTGCTGCGGCGCTCCCATTGGCAAGTTTGAAATGCGTTTTTGTCCACGTCGCGATCAAGCCAAGAATGACCGGAACGGATATTGCGGCAACGCCTTCGATAAGTTGAAGCCACGGCGTGATTTGTATGGTCGTCATTTTTTAGCCTCCTATTTTGGAAAAATAATTTACGCGTTTATTTCCCGGCCATAATGTTACAGTCCGGATTTGCTGAAAAAATGATGGTATCTGTTGACGTGCTCGTAACGCTGAAGACGCCCATGGTGTAAGTCATGTTGGCAGTCGGTGCCGCAAATGTTAAAGCGCTCACCAGCGTTGCATTGCTGCCTGTGGCAGCGGTTCCTACACTACCGTTATTAAGACTCATATTTAGAGTTCCTGGGCTACGTTGAGCAAAAAACGTAAGCGGCCATGCAGCGACCGTATCGGCCGTAATATCTTCCGCCATGATTGTACCTGTGCAGTATTCTGCCATAAACGCACTACCCGTATGCGGGCTTGCCAGACTAAGCGAATTTTGTAAGGATAGCGCATTGGAGTTATCAGTGGTGAGAATGACGGTTCCCGTACCCGCCAGTTTTCCATAAAGATGTTCTCTACAATTTTCTCCTGTCGCCGCTCCACTATCAATTTCAGCGGATGCAAAACAAGATACACCCGTTATAGCTAAGGGATCGGTGCCAACGCCGATTGCAGCTTCGGAATTTCCGCAAGCATACCCATTTTTTCCAGTAACAAAATCGTAGTTTGCCGCCGAACAGGTGGAAGAAGTTTGTCCATTGACGAGATTAGCAAAACCCGCTGCGGTACTCTGATCTCCGAGACCTACCGATACAAGTCCTTCTCCTGTCCGATTTCCAAACTCCTCCTGGACATTGGTTAGAACTCGGTCCTGAGTCGCGGAGTTTAGAGAAGTGGTCCAGGATGCGCCACCATCGTTAGCATTGATGGTGATTCGACCGTTAATTCCCGATCCGGTTGTAAGAAAAGTTCCCGCAGTAGAAGAAGAAATGTCTCGAATATTGAAATACATTCCTTGACCCGCTTGAAGGTTTAAAACTCCGCCTCCTCCGTCTCCTCCGATATTGCCATCAAAAGTAATATCTAACGGTGTTTGAGCGGTTCCGTTATTTAGAGTGGATAACGCATAATACCCAGTTGGTGGTGTATTTAAAATAGCATCGCTAAATGTAATATCTGATACCTGGCCGTTATATACGCTTCCAGTACAACCAATGTCGAGGTTGTCGCCAGCCACCGGTTGCTCCACGCGAAACCCAACAAACCGCAAGTTGCCTATTCCGTTGTTGGCATTTTGCGAGCAAATTTGCACGCCGGTAGATTGCGGGCTGTAATCATTATAATCTACAAAAAATATCTGGTTAGTGCTGTCAATCGTCCCAACATCGGTAATGTCCATGGCTGGAAGTGTAGAAGTGCCATCCCGTGATCCGCGTATATTAGAAAAGAAACTTTCTCTTATGCTTGCATGTGTTTCTGTTCCAGTAGTATGCCCCATAGAGAGCTTATAGCCGTGCATATAGTTGACTTCGATATTTTCCATATCGACATATTGATCTTCGCCATAAAGCATAATAGCGTTTTGCTGATTTGACGCTGCTGTGAAACCGTTAATGGTTATGTTTTTAAGCGTTGGCCCATAAAAATCCGCACTTGGAGGACCAGCTTGCGGCCCATATCCAGTAGCAGGAATTGACACGTTATTCCAGGAGAGCACGTCACCGTTGTATTGTGGGTCGATCAACAGATATGTTTTGTGTACGGATGCACCTTCAATGCACCCACCATGTCCGGTAAAAGTGGGAAGATTGGTGCCGATAATGTAATAAGATCCAGCCGGAATAAATACGCAAGCTTTAATTCCTTGAGCATTAAGTGACGATTCTTTAGCCATCGCCGTTGCAATAGCGGCGCTGTCGTCAAAACCATAGTAGTATTGAGCGTTGGATATCGCAGCGGATGCCGTAAACGAAACATCCACGTCATGCGCATCGACGTAAGCGGTTATTGTGCCGTATTGAAGCTGTGTCAAACTGGCGCTTTCGGCCAATTCCTTACCGACATCCGCAGGTGTAAAAGTTGCTGATGCAGAGTTAAAGACTTGCGAACCGCTTGTCATTGACCCATCTGCATATCCGTTGGCTGTTCCTAATGCGCCAAAGTCTTTTACATTTAACCAGTCATTAAAATGAGCAGACATAACGCGTGCAGCCGTAGCATACGCAGGAAGCGCCGTCGTGGCGCTGGCATCTCCATGCATAGTACCAAATGTCGGATTTGGCTGAGCAAATGAAATGCAAGGCAACAAAAGCATCAACAGAACAAAACTAAGCCTCATTAAGCTCATCCTTTACTGTAATCCAACCACTGCAATGGGGGCGCTGGTGGCAAACGTATACGGCCCTGTAGCCGTAGTGGGTAATGTGGTTCCAGAACCTGTGGCAGTTTCAACAGTATAAGAACTTACTGCCCCAGGTTGAAATCCTAAACTTGGCGATGTCCCCGCAGTCGACAATGCACGAAATGCTGCTGTTGATGAATTACAAATTGTTGCTGCCCAATAAATATTAGTCCCATTTGTATTGGGCTGCAAAGTAATGGCTGCTGCGGCTGATACGATATTTGCGACAGTAGCCGTGCTTAGATTGCCGGTTGAAACTAATAATGAATTTGGCTCGTCTGCACCACCAGATTTAGCATCATTATAAATTCCAACGTTGCAACTATCAGATGCCTGTGCCGTAGTTACAATTACACCAAGCTGAGTCAGAGTAACTGGCTGCGGAACTGTAAAAGGCTGATATCTTATAACGGAAGTACCCGGTGTAATACTCGTAAGCCCTGAAGCATTTTGTGCCCCAAGGACAAAATATCCATTATTATTCGTAGCAATGTATGGAAATGTTCCACCAGATTGGACCAGCGTTGGATTTGACCCAACAGGACCCACAGATTGCGCAAACGCAATCCCACCAAATATCAGACTAAAAAGAAGAGCAATTCTTACCATGATGTCACCACGAACCCCGCCCCATTCGTGGCGCTTTCAATGTAAATCGTTTGTTGGTCCACCTGATTACTTGCGACATTGCAGGTGTAATACTGATTAGGTTGGATGGGCGTCACAGGCGTAGAATTAATATCCACATATTCTATCACTGTCGATGTATTTAAAATTTGACAGCCTTTTCTTGATGTAGATGACGCCAAGGCAGTTTGAGTAGTGCCACCTGAAGCTACGGTCGAAGCTGAGGCTGTCTCGGTAATTACAGTGGGCGTCGGTTGCACGTATAAAGGATTTGCTGACCCGACCGAAGAACCACTTTGAACAAGCTGATTATACCAAGCCTGTGCGGCACTTCCCGAATTACCTTGAATAACTGTTCCTCCGCCCCCTCCTCCACCAGAACCGCAATTCAATGTTGACAAATTGCAGGGAATTGCAAATCCGCGGTAATCAAGCTGCATCTGTACGACGCCAATAACCGTATGCTGCCCGTCATTCTGCTGTGTAGCAAATGTATTTCCGGTCGTGGTCTGCGCCCAAGAAACTGCCGGAATGATCCATATCGCGAAAGAAAAAAATAGTTTTTTCATGATTTGTTGAAATCCTGTATTTGCTGTTCGATCTGATCGTTCAGTTTTTTGACGATTTCACGAAACACTACATTCGGAATTGATACCAATTCGAGTCCCTGTGAAATTATTTGGATTGCTTGAGTATCAATTCGAAGAATAAACTCCGAAGGAAAAAGTTTTGGTTTTTCCGAGGGTTCTTTCATAATACTAATCGCCTCCCATGACATTCCACGCCGTTCCGTTGTAGAATAGTTTAAACGGATAATTTGCAGTAGATGTATACGAATTCGCGATATTACTGCCAGCGGTAAACGTGACAACGCCAGAAGGTATGACCGTAATTTCCCGCCCGGTCCACGCATCGCCGGTAAGTGACGTAACCCCCGTTGTGCCGGTCAAGTCGAATGTCGGGTTTAACGGTATTGGCAGGGCAGATGCAGAGGCAACGGAAGGGATGACGTTATCAATTCCGAAGTTGTTTTTGATGATTTTTGAGACCCCCGATCCGCTGTCCGTGATACACGCCACGACGTTTCCAGAACAGTAATTGCCTTCGATTTGGTAGTTGTTCGATGTTCCGCTCGGAATATTGACGCCATACTGTTGAGTGGGTGTGCTCTGATTGTCGATCAAATGGTTGTTTAAAACCGAAAAATTCGATGCATTTGCTGGAAACGTTATCGCTGCGGCGTTGGCTACCGTGTTGACCTGTTGGTTATTTTCCACAGTGTTGTCCGCGATCAACACCTGAGAATTTGCTGATGCAGGGTCTTCGACTATGCCGAACCATTTCTGGTTAGACACGACATTTCCTAGCACCGAAACACCATTGCCATCGCCATTCAACTCCAATCCGCTGGACACCCCAGCGTTGCCAGTCTGGATGACGTTTCCTTCAATTATACAATCGGTTGTCGTAGGGTAGGTAGCGACCTGACCGCCTCCTTCTGCTGTGTACGAATGATCGTTGAAAATGTGATTGCGCGAAACGCTGCATCCTGTTCCGTTGATGCCGACCGCATCGATGCCAGTACCGCTGATTGTGTTTCCGACAATTGCGATTCCCGTTGCTCCACTTATCGCCCACACGCCATAGCCCTGCTGCACAGATGGCGACGTAGCGAGGCCGGTAATCGTCGAGTTGATCAGCGTATCATAATTCCCACTAACGTTAATGCCGATGTAAATAGAGTTCAAAATTTGAATATGATTAGCAATGGAATTAGCTCCAGAAAGAATTAATTCCGCGCTATTGGTGTTCGCAACTGTCGCGCCTTGACCATTGAAAGTCATGTCCGAAACATTTGCGCTCGCTCCGGTCAAATCCAACAGCGCACCGTTAAACGTGGTTTTTCTGACAAATTGAGCGGCCCAGCTCTGACCGATCACATGAATGTTGGTGCCCGATGAGGAAATTTGGCTGCTGATCTCGCAAGAACCGTTGGGAATAAACAAAGGTATGCCGTCGCTGGCCGTCTGTGTAAGCGCTGCTTGGATGGCCGATGTATCGTCACCAGTGCCGTTGCAGAGGGCTCCAAAAGACCGTACATCGCGGTAGTCACCAATCAGGGTAGATGCAGCCACACCCGTCGTCGCGCTGGGTGTCGTGATCGTCAGGGCCGATCCATTGCCGGTCGTGCTGAGTGGTGTATAGGTCAATGCGCTTGTAACATCGGAGCTGTTAAGCGTAACCGCACCCGTCCGAGTGTTGAACGACGTAACCCCACCCGATCCGGTGCCGCACGCCGATCCTGAATCAGACAAGCCGCCGGCCGTTCCTGACCATTGCACGCAATGTCCACTGGTTACGGTTCCCGATTTAAAAGCTAAAACCGACGACGCTCCGGGGAATGTCATCGTATAGCCTCCAATGGTAAACGTCCCCGTCAGAGTTAAGTTAAGGTACGTTGGTGAACCATACGATTGAGCGAACGCCAACGATGGAAATACAAAAAACAAAAAGGCAATAAGTATTTTCATGAGATTGCCAATTGCCTTCCGTTTAGCCATAGCTGATTTGCAGACCCAGGGAGCGTGGTTGGGAGAGATTCCATCAGCGCCAAAATTAATGCTGACACTGACGCAGCCGGGATTGTCACTGTCCCATTGGGATTAAGAGATAGTGTTCCTGCCACTGGTGCAGACAGTGAGCAGGCAAGCAACGCCGCTATCCCGTTTTCTCCTGTTGGGACAGTCGCCGTAGGCAGAACACCAGGTGTATAGCCCAATCCTCCTGACAACCCTGTAAATCCACCAATGTTAAATCCAACCGTGGCAACAAGAGAAGAGCCACCTGAAAATGATGCTGGCATGGATGGAAGAGCTGAAAGCAACCCAGGAGTATCTGTGCATAAAGAATTGATCCAAGTAATATCTGCAGTTAGACCGGTTCCATTGTCAAGATATCCTAGTTGACCAGGAACAGGCGTAAACGAAACAGGGTTTGATGGAAGAACGGTATAAGCCCCAGGCGTCATCATGATCAAACTGACAACGTTTCCGCTGTCCTGCGTTGCATAAAAAATTGCAGGCGATCCGTTTGTCGCAACCGTGCCGCCATTCACTTGCAGATACGCGCCTCTATCATAGCCCGTTCCTTGGTTAATGATCTGACCGTTGCTGCTGCTTGTTTGTGTTATCAATCCTGTGGGCGCCGCATAGCAATATGTAAAAGTTGGAGCTGTTCCTGTTCCGCCTTGCAACGTAAGAGTTGCGCCAATGGTCGCGCTACCGCTTGTTATCGAAATAGCGTTTCCTACGGCGGACATAAGACAAGAGGACGTTGCGGTTGTTCCTCCATTGGGAGGAGCCGAAATAGTAATGGAAGGAACAGAAGTATAAATCCCAACGTTTGAAATTACCGACAAAGATGCAACAACGCATGTTTCGTTTGAAATAGTTCCGGAGATATTCAAATTTGATCCATAAATGTTTCCCGTTGAGTCAACAGAAAACGATGGAGTTTGAATACCACCAGCATCAGGAATTCGGAATGCCATTTGAGATGGACCTATAACGGTGCTGCCATTCCCGTTTCGGTAATCCCACGAATTTGTTATAGGATCATAAAGAGAAATACGATTGTTTTTGCTTGTATCTGAAAGTTTTTGAGATAAGGTATTTTTACATGACCAGTCGATAATTTGGCCTTCTGCAAGTCCAATCATTGAAACACGCTGCTGCAGATTTTGCGCCATAAACGGAAAAACATAGGCTGAAGCAGATGAAAACCCGGCTTTATACACCGCGCCCGTAAGTTTAAACCCTTCGCCCATCGCGACGGCCGGCTGTTGCGCCGCAGCGCCCGTGTTTATCCCTGTTGACGCGCTGCTGTGCCAAATTCCTGCAGATGCAGCAGCACTAGCGGACGAATAGGACATACCAACAAGCATTCCAAACAAAACTCGGTTAAGATTTGAAATCGCGTTGCCCGATGTAGGATCAAAGTCTAAATTAAAAGTTTCAACGTCCAGTTCTACCGCTTGAAAGCCAGTACCTATATTGTCAGTCTCAACCATAAAGATTAAGCCGCCACCTGCGCCGTCGCCTGTCGAGTTGATATTAAATTGACCGCCGTAACAGTATACTTCTCTTACGGTACTTGTTCCATTTAGGTTGACCACATTGAATATGTTTGAATTTTGATTGTTTTCATTTGCCGTGATAGTCCAAAATGTGGATAAACAATGTACGTTAGCTTGGGAAAGTGCACCTGTCCCGAGTTGATCGGAAAAAAGGGATAATGTTCCATTTGCCGTTCCCGTCAAGCCACCTGTCATAACCCCGGTAAAATACCCGTTTGCGATTGTCGCGTTGGCGATACTTGAAACAGCAATCTCTCCAGAACCATTGAGCGCCAACGTCGCATTGTCCACCGCATCCGCCAGATGGTATCCAGAAAGCGCCAGAAAAGCGCCTACGCCGCTTGTAGTGGCAGGTGACGCAAATACCAAGGCTTCTGGTTTAACTCCGGAAATAGGCCCCAGAGACGTTGTTAGATTTGCCAAACTAATGGCGGTTGTTTGACCGGCAGGAATAACATTAAACGAAGAAGCATTTCCGAGTGCATCAAAAACAGCGGCGCCGTTTGCACCTCCGGCGTTGAGAAACGCCGCAGCCCCAAGGCTGTCGTAATCAACTTTTCCTGCAAACGCCGCACTCCATTGAGCGGGCGTTGGAACAAAACCGAGCGGCCAATTTGGGGAAGAACCGGAATTTGGATTTGCCATCAGTATTCAATCATCACGAGACCATTACCGCCCGCGCCTCCGGTGCCAGACGTCGAATTATAAGCGCCACCACCGCCCGCGCCTGGGACGTTGCTTGATAGTCCAGTGACTGCGCCAGCGCGAGCACCACCGCCCCAATAAGAAGCGCCGCCATTTCCCATGCCAGTAAATGCACCCGATTGCCCATCTGATCCGTAGCCGCCATAAAGATTTAATTGACCACCATATCCTACACCTGGCGAGCCGCCCGCTGAACCATTTGGCGTTGGAAAAGATGCCCCCGTGCCACCTAAAGCAGAACAAAATCCTGATACCGTCGTTGTGCCGCCATTTACACCGTTTCCAGAACCGCCAATACCAATTGAAATCGGAATGATTTGGCCGGCAGTAACTGAAAATATACCTATCGCCGTTCCGCCTGCCCCACCACCTCCACCAGAGCTATAATTTGCTCCTTGCGTGGTGCTGCTACAATTTGATCCACCACCACCGCCTCCGGTTACGATAAGTTTTACGTAGCTTACACCGGCTGGAACAGGGAAATTTCCAGACGATCCTATATAATCAATTCCGTGCGTTAGGTTTTGTGCCAGGGCGTAGCTTTGAATACTCGTCAATTCGCCGGCCGTAACATCGGCATAAACGCGATCACCTGTAGACCAATTAAGCGCAGAAGTTCCTTCCTGACCGCGCATCACCGTTAAATTGGCTCCGGCTACTGCAGTCGCGTACAAAACCTCAAAAATTTGTCCCGACGCCGCATCGTTTAGCGTAACCACAAAATATTCGCCGGTCGGAATTGACGGCAATCCAACAGAAGATGCCAATGTAATTGTCGTCGCAGTCGATATGATTGGCAATGCCAATGTCGTGTTTATATTGTTGGCAAAAACAAAAAAAGCCATCAGGAAATATCCACTGTGTAAGTATACTGAAACGGCAAACACAAAACATTATTAGAAACGCACTGGGAAAAAAATTGTCCCGATGTTGTGTGGGGGACAGTAATTGTGAAATTTCCGTTGTTTGGAACAATTGATGGCGGCGAATTTAAAACCGCATAATCCAAGCCGTTCGGACCGTTTAAAAAACGGTTAACTCTGTTTTTAAGCCAACGAACGGAAAACGTTTTACCATCTCCACGATACAACCACCAAGTCAAAACGCGCTTGTAGATGTCATCAGAAGCTATCATTGCCGTTCCTGAAGAGGACTTTTCCCCCTCGTTTAAAGCGGGGACGTTCAGAGCAAAAGCGTTTACACCAGCCATGAATGAAGTCGATAAGGTTGAAAGAACCGGCCTTTCAATTCCATAAATTCCTTGACCAATCCAGTCTAATAAAGCTCCTGAGATCGAAGGAGACGTGTAAACACCAAGCGGTGTTTGATTGAACCAAGTCAAATAACTTTGCGCGATGGAATTCCACGCATTAACAAATGATTGTACGTTTTGATCGTCTGCATATTGTTGATACAAGTAAGATGGAATTATCTCCTGTAACGGCTGCGTTGAAAATGATTCGCTCATGCTTGAACGCTCGTCGCACCCGTAGGCGAGCAATAAAAATAGCCTTCGGGGTCGCCAAGTATAATCGACGTGCCGGCCTGTACCGAAACCGAATATCCGTTGATCGTCACGGAAAATGTAAGCGTCGTAAGATTGATCGTTGGCAAAACCAAAGCGACTGCCATTTGAAAAACAGCCGTTAATTCAAGAATATTGATCGGCTGTCCAGTTACGATTGAATTTATATATGACGCCATCGCAGGCGGTGCGAGCTGGTTGACTGATGCCGCCGCCGTAAATCCTAAAAGTGTCGTGTTCCAAGAAGCCGCAACTGTTACTTGCTGCTGCGGAGGAATGACAAACGGAATTGTGTAGGTGTTTGGATTATCAAAAATTGAAACCGATACATTGCGAGAATTCGGTCCAGCCACGCCGCCCGAAGTGTATGCAGGAAATGCCGTCGTGTTTGTCGCAATAGAAAAAGTATAAAGTCCGGTATTTGTTACGGTGTATGTACCAGAATTTAATTCCGTCATTCCTCCAACGCCAGTAAATGAAATTACCGATCCATTCGCAAAAGCCGATTGTTTATTGACGGTCACTACGCCAGGATTAGCTTGCGTAATTCCGGTCACTGAAATGACGCTGCTTTGAAGCGTTGTAATGTCTGGCACAGAAGCCAGAATTGCAGCGGCTATGGCTTGCGTCGATCCGCCATTGCATAAAATCTCGTAACCACCAACGCCCTGAATAATTCCGACCTGTTGCGGCGATACGCCGGGGATGGCTTGTAATGCCGTTTTTAAAGTGGTTGGCAATCCGGTCGTTGCGGCTTGACCAGACTGCAACACGCGAGACCGGTAAGAAGGTACACTTTCCGAACCTTGCGACAAAATCCCAGCCGCAGGATTATTGCACGTTACTGTGTACGTGCTTGCCACCGACGTTATAACTGATTGTACGGTATTCTCCGGCACTGCCCAAGTTCCAGATTGCGTTGCGACCGCCAGCACAAGCTGAGACGGTCCACTGCTCGGTATCGCCGTTCCTGACTGTGTGACGTACTGATACGTCCCATCTGAGACCGTAAAACCCGGCGGAATGTTGTATCCAGCCGATCCGGAAAATTGCACATAGACGCTGGTGTTGGTCGGCGTTCCTTGTGGAATGCCAAATTGTTGGCCAAGCTGATTGAGAATGTACGCATTTGAAGCCAGGGGCGTCACCGCGTTGACGGCATCAATGCGTGCTTGGTCAATCTCGGTGAGACCGCCGACCTGCGTATCCAGAATATCCTCAATTAATCCGGCAGGCAGAATTGTATAACCCGGACTTTGTGCCGCTACGGCGTTCTGAATGGCCGCCAGCAAGGCCGCAGGTGCCGTTGCCACAGGTCCGGCGGCAGTCATGACCAGCGGGATTGTGGTGCCGCTCATACCGGCACCAAGGCCGGCAAAATGGCACCTGTATGCGCAGTCATATTAACCGCGTAGGTCGGTGGTGACGTGTTCGGTGTACGCTGGATCGTGAGCGATGGAAACGCCGATGCAAATTGACCTTGAGTAATCATTGCATAGTAATCAGGAAACACTTGCGTCACCACGCTTTGCTGCGCTGGAATACCATAATTCGCATAGACCGGAGATTCTCCAAGGTTAAGTCGCAAAACTTGACAAAGTGTAGTCAAATAAACCGCATCGTTATAGCCGTTCTGATCGGTCGTTACTTCGTTCCAAATACCATTAATCCGTCCCCATGTGCGCATCATACCGGCGGTCCAGTATCAATTGGCGATCCGCTACCAGGTTGATAAAGATGCGAATGCGTATCCCAAAGTTTTCCGTCCAAAGTGATACCCGATGAATTAATAATTAGCGTATGACCACCGAATGATGCCGTGATGCCGTTTTCATTTACAACTAAAGATGACGTTCCATCAGCCGTTTGAATGACCGCTCCTTCTGGTCCCGATACATAAGCGGCATTCGTATTTACGGATGAAAAATTTACATTTGCAATCGGCACGTAAACCAAAGTGCTGAGATTTCCGCGTTGACGAAGCGTTGCCGTTCCACCACCCAGCCCACTTATGCCACCAAGATATGCGTCGGCTGGTTGAGCAATGCCGAAATCTCCCGGTTGGATTGGCGTTCTGATCCACCGGCTTTCGGCCTTAGGGATCGTCACCTGTGGCAAAGGCCAGGGCGTCGCATCAACCTCGAATTTCACCGTGACAATTGATCCGTCTACAGAAACAACGCTGCACGGCAAAGCGCGGCCGGTGCTAAGAACGATTTCTTGAGCGCGTCGGATCGCAATGTCATTAAGATTTTTTTGTATCCAAAGTTTATCGTAATGATCCATTACAAAACTCGCAACCGCCGATTATTGGCGAAGAAAAAATTAAGGCGTTGCACTTACAGGGTAACAGTTAAAAATCGAAACCCAACTATCTCCCGATGGATCACGTAAATTTCCAACATGCCTAACGCTTCTTATTCCAAAAACTCCTTGAAACGTCGATTGATATTTATTGTAAGAAGGCTGTGACTCTGCCGCAGTGTTTACAATTCCGGGCGCATTTTGAAGTCCAACCGGCATTTTTATTGTGTTGTATATCTGCAAGTCTGCCCTCAAAACTGTCTTTACTTGCATGGTTTTTACCGCAAGCCATGCGGGCTGTCCCATCAAATCCGTAAAAACCAAAGTCGTCGGCGTTGGCGTTATCGTCTGATCTGAGACCTCAAAAACGCCTGCGTTAAACGCGATGGAAACTCCGGGATAATCTACCCCTAAAAACCCTGTCGTAAGAGCCATTATCGCAGATGAATACTGTTCCAGTGTCGAATAAAATCCAATTTCATTGTTTGGAAGAACAAGTGACGAACTGATTTGAATATTTTGCTTTACGCTTCCAAAAACAGAAGAGAGCGTATTTGATATTGACTTTGACAACGGCGTTCCAGACGGCCAATTTAAAACAAATGCACCAGGCACATCGAGGGTCTTATCACTTGCATAAACAACAAACGTCAGCGTCATCTCTGTTCCCGTCCAGTTTCCAAACGATTGCTGAATAGAACCAGAAAACAAAACACCAGATTGCGCTGGATTAGTAAGAGGTAACCCTTTTCCCATCCCGCCTTTTAAAATGAGAGTTCCGTTGGCGAATTGCTGCGCTTGCTGCAAGCTAGACAACGATACGCCGTGCAAAGTTATCGTCGTGCCACCAGCGGGTTGATCAGAACCATATACGAACGCATCGAATTCAATCATTAGAGCGCCAGGGTCGGGTGGCGCGTATATGCCGTTGGGATGTGTCGTCCATTCAAAAACCTGACCGCCCGTCGTGGTAACTTTTAAGTCGTAATATCTCACGGGTTTATCTCAAAATTACCGCTTCCCGAACGATACAAAATAGTCGAAACGCTAAAAATTCCCGGCGCCAAAAATATCGAAAAATTAGGCGGAGAGCCGATTAGCGGGGCAGTAATTACCGCATTGCCATTTTGCGACAACTGATAATACCAATACTGGCTATAGATGTTCCAAAAACATGATAGTTGATAACCAGACCCATCTAATTGTACGGTTGATTGAAATGGTGGAGACGAGGTGTTTGATGGAGAAAATGAGAGAAGCGTTGTCATATCGAAGGCGCAGACAAAAAGTTATTTACTGCTCCTGTTAGACCTTGCACGTTTTGAACAAGCTGGGCAGCGCCAGGTATCGCGGAGTTAAGAGCCGCTGTAGCACCCGACCAAAGCGGTTGACCGACAATTTGAGCGCCAGATGTCAATTTACTCAAAAGCCCATTTTGTGCATTTTGTGCTTGAGATTTTGTAATAAGAGGTTGGCGAAAATCCAACTGCCATTCAATCTGTTGCTGTTTACTATCGGAAGGCGTTACATCGGTCATTCCAGTCATAAGCATGTTTGTGTAAACAAACGCAGGAGTAGCTATATTATACCAACCGCCCGCAAGATTGTGCTGCTGTAACGATGTCTGCAAAGCAGTAAAAATAGGTAGTTTTGTAATGTATCCGCTCACCTGATTTACAGGCGCGATCATCAATAGGGAAAGAGTCAGCGGCTGCTGTATTAAAGCATTCGCAGCAACTTGCTGATTTGCAAATGGATACTCACCAAAAACATTGTTGATCAGAGTTCCGCCAGGAAGCGGAATAAACCGACAAAAAAAATCGTTTGCCGATATTCCGTTTGTAAGAGCGCCTTGAACAAAAGAAACCAATTGACCAGTTAGCGCGACAATCGGAAGAAGTCCGCCCAACGATCCAGAAGCAATTCCATTTTGTAGGATGATCGGTGAGACCTGAAAAGCAAGGTCGTATGCCGTTATCGCAATTTGCGAAAGGGCGCCGCTCATCAGACGGCCGCGTTAATGCTAATCGCTACCCGAGACGCCGTGCTGTTGTTTACGGAAACTCGAACGGGAACAATTGGATATTGTTTTTGTCGAGAAATTTTATTTAATACGCTCGTTACTGATGATGGTAATGCAGGAATCATGCTAGTCACGTTAGAAATCTCTTTTTGCGTTTCTTTTGGTGCATATTTTAGCCACTCATTGCCGTGATTTTTTATGTCAAGATCAAGGTTTTTTTCGCCCCAGTTGTAGGCAGCAATAGCTTTTTTAAGGTCATGGTATTTGTTGTAAGCGCTACCTAGCAAGTATGCCGCCGTATAAGCTGATTGACCCGGATCAAATGGATTAATCCCAAGTGCTTTTGATACAAATGGCATAATCTGAAATAAACCCTGCGCTCCTTTTGGACTTGTAACATCAGGACGCAATCCTGACTCGTCTTTTGCAAGAGCCATCAGAGAACCCGCTGGAAGTTTAAATTTTTTTTCCAACGCGCTAAAATCCATTCCACCGTTACCGAATGACCACCGAGCTGATGGAGGTGTGATAATTTTATCGATATTTTTTGGAACTTGGAAATCGGACGGTCGATTACTGCCGCCGGACGCTGAACTACTGCCGCCGGACGCTTGCGTTGTTGGCAAAAGCCCCAACGATTTCAACAACGATTCGCCTTTATTTGCCAGCGTTTCCATTACAGATGCAAACGTATTCAAATCTTTCATAAACTTCGGGCTTTCCAGCCAATTTGTAAATTCTGTAAGGTCTTTTTTCAGTGTCGGAGATTGCAAAAATGCCGATATGGCGGTCGATACGCCCGCCGATAGCTTGGTCATTAATTCCGGTATGTGACCGGATTCTAACCCATTAATCAGCGCGCTTTGAATTGTCTGCCCGGCCCGCGTCATTTGGTTTGACAACATTGACCACTGATGTGCCACTTCCTGAGAATATCCGAGACCGGACGTATTCATGGCCGAACGTTCGTCCTGGCCTAAAGCCGAACCGGGCGCATTAGCCGCATTACGAATATCAGCGTCCGTAAACCCCAGCGCAATCGCCGCCTGATACTGCGCGGTTTGGTTTGTCGGATTAGCCCGAAACGCTCGACGTGCCGCGTTGATTTCCTGGATGGCGAGCTGCGTGGCGGGTTCACGTGTCGCCTGCGCCGGATTGATGCCCAGAGCTGACAAATACCCCCATTTCGAGGCGTCCACCTGTGCGCCGGCCGCCCCGGACAGAACGTTTTCGCCGACAAACTCGCCCATCGACGAGCGCCACGCCTGCAACTGGCCGGTGGATAGCCCTAGACCGGCCGCCTGACGCTGCTGAGACATGGCAGACCCAGAAAGGTCAGCAATGCCCAAGCCGCCTGCAATGCCCGCTAGCGCCCCGCCCAAGCCTCCCATTTCGCCTAATTTGAGAACCGTTCGACCTAAATCAAAAACGCCGGAGACGACGCCCTTTACCTGCTTTGACAGGAAGGCCATCGCGCTACCGGCGCTATTTGTTTGTTTGGTAAATCCCGCCTGCGCTTTTGAAGCGTCTTTTATGGCTTCGACAATTGCGACGGTGGAGGTTGCCGCAAGCGCCAACGCACTCTGGGTAGAAAAGGCCGACTTCGCCAGATCGCCGCCTGCTGAATTTATTGCCGCATCCAGCTTTTTCCATTCCTCCGGAATGTCAGCCAAGCGAGCTTCATAGTCTTTAAAGGCCGCCATAAATTTATCAAATTCGGCCGCATCTACGGGGATTTTAATGATCGGCGTATTTGCCATCTAATTCCCCTTAAAAATTGCCCGCAATGTGCCGGTGATATGTCGTTGCCTAAAAGCCAAAGCGGATTCATATTCAATACCCGCGCGTTCTGCGACCTCTCGAAATCTGGCACCCGCAGCATCGGTCAGAATGTTACCGACGATGCCGCCTTGGTTTAGGAATTCGCGCCCTGCGTCGATTGCTGCAAGAAAACGGCGTATTCCAAAAGCGGCAATGACGTAATCGACGCCTTCATTACTCCAGCTACCGCTGTCATCTTGATTTTCTTTTCCCTGCGCGGCGCCATTGACCAAGCGCAGGTAAAAAAAACCAGCGCCGATTCCGCCTCGCGCCAATCTTCGGCATCAATCACGCCCTGATTGATTGCCACATCAACAGGCACGTTATTCCAACCGGTTTCTGATGGAGACAATACCAGGGTCAAACGTTTTAATTCCGCCATGAACGCCGTTGCCGCCATGTCATTTGGTTTGCCATCGCGGTCAATATCCATCCGTTCGGCAGATAGTTTTCGGACTTCTTCGCGGAATTGAAGCTCGGCAATATGTTGACCAGATTCCATCGTAAAACCAAGACCTTTTCCGAATATGGCGGCCTTTGTGGCAGCAAGCGCGGCAAAATTTGCTTCAAAAACTTCGCGCGATATTGGAGTGTGATACCCGTAAACCAATGGGGTGTCATCTTCGGCACGCCGCAACGGAATACATAATTTTAGGTCAGGAGCGATTTGCATTTAGACTATAGCCCGGCCCAAAGATTTGAGTTTGGATAATAAACACCGCGGATAGTAACCGAAATAGTCGGATCGGTTCCATCGTATGCTGCCGGGTTAAACCCAATGATCGAAGCGTTTGAGACTTGAATTGTTGGAAATGCCGCACTGTCCGGGTAAACATTTGTTGTCCCTAGCGCGGTATTTAGACCAATTTGCGTCAAAATAGCTGAGCCCAGTGCTTGGGTTTTTAAAACTGAAACGCTAACCGTGGAAAATACCCACGGTGCCGGTGAGTTAACAATTCCCGTCGCTGTGCCGATCTGGTCGGTGAATGGATCATCAAACGAAACAGAACAAAAACTCTTTCCCATATTCGACGAGCTGATGTTGAGACTTGTAAACGAGGAAAAAGTAATCGAAGCCCGAATTCGGTTTAGCGTGCCTTGCTGGATCAGCGGATTTATAGAGCCTGACATTTATTTTGCTCCTATGCCGCGAATTGAACAGCATCAATATTAAACGTTATATTCAAAAATCCAGCCTGCGAAACAATCGTTGCGGCCAAACCGTTGTAAATTCCAGATTGATAATTTGCTGGATTTTGAGCAACGTATGTTGCAAAAGGGGTCGCCGTAACAACGGCAGAGCTTAATAGCTGAAAAGCTATTGCCGTATTTCCCAAATCCTGAACAACAGTTTCTAACGTATTGATGCCGTTTTGGTTGTAAATCAAAGGCGGATTTTGATTGGAGCCGTTAATCACGGTTGCCGTTAATGCTTGGCTTGATTGGATTTGATACCAGTCGATCCCGTACCACTGCATAAACTGCACGCCGTCCATCGTAGTGCCGTTTTGCAACATATTTTCGGATATGCCGCCCTGAGACGCGGACGTGATGGCATTTCCATAAGCGCTTAATACGGTCGTTAGATTGGCTTGGCTACCCGTTGTAGGCCACGCTGTGACACCGTACGCATATCTAAACGCCATCGGACCGGCCGGACTTGCGGCTGACGGATTATTCGCAAGGCATTGGTAAAATGGCATTGCCGCAGGAAATTCGACGCTGTTAGCGTTTGGCGACGGAACGGTCATAAAAGCTGATTTATAACCAGAATAATTAGATATGTTGGCGGCCGTCGTGGTACCGAAAAAATACGTTTTTGCGGTTGGGCTGGTATATTGAGAAATTAAATTCGTAAAGGCGTCTCCGGTCGTATTTACAAGCGGAGGAGCAACGCCAGTTACAAGGCCGGTAGTTGGCAATGTCCAGTTTGTACCAATTGCGATTGGCGTCGAATTTTGCAACGTGGCTCCTATGTTGGGTTGTTGGCCGACATAAACATTCCAGCCTGTCGCTCCGGCTTCCGCAGCAGGGCTGTCGACCACGAGAAGAAAATCAGCGGCAACACTTTGTGATACAATGACACTTCTGACAGTTTCACCAACCGGATTAACGTAAGTTATTCTAACACTGTATGTTTCTGCGGTTAGTGTGCCGCCCGCTACAGATGAGCATGTCGGCGCTGGGGGGGCCATAATTGGCGTAAAATCCCACTCGCTGGGAGTAAGGTGTACATAGAAAAGGTTAGGATTATTCGTAATGAAAGTTCCTAATGCACTCGGTCCAACCGTGGGCACGCTTTGAATTCCCAACTCCAAAACGTACACACCAACAGATGATCCCTGCGAAAAAAACGTAGCGCCCATGTTGGCAACTTCAGTGTAATTTCCCGAGCTCCCAACCAGCGAATTGAATGCTGCCAACGTCCCGCAAAACTGGTAAGAGTTAGTCGAAAGCGTGGTGCCTCCAAGAGACACAATTGCGCCAGATTGCTGCAGTTGAGACGATTGAGATGCCGCCGTAACCGTCACATTAAGCGTAACGATTTTCGACGTAATGGTTTGTACCATGCGGCTATATTCCTATATTGCTATATTCCTATATTACGGCCATTACGCAACCAAAGATGCCGCGCCGATGGTTCCTGAAATAATCGGCGACGTTCCGGCAATGGTGTATTGCACGCGCCAGTACGGAGGCATCGGGCTCGAAATGCCGAAGTTTGGCGTAGTACCTGGCGCGGTAATCCCCGTGCTGCACGTCAAACGATACAAATTGCCAACGACCGGTGTAAAAGCACCTGTCGATCCAAGAGTAAAAAACTGACCTGATGCGACATCATAACCTTGGAGGATCAAGTTGATTGTCGGCGATGTTCCAGAAACCGCCGAACAATAAAACCTGATATCAAGACGGCCATTACCTGAATTGGTAAAATATATCGGCGGACCAGCAGGACTGACCGAAACCGTACCCGAACCGGCTCCAGCCAGCGTGGAAATCAATCCAAGATCGGTATTAACTGCGGTGTATGGGCTTTGTGCCATTTCAGTGTTCCTTTAGGTAGAGAATGTTGTTGTAACGGCGGCCGATAGAATGAGGCGTTGTGCAATCGCGTAAGCCGTCGATTGATAATAAGACGCCTCAATCATGATTGTTTTTTTCTGCGCAATAATACCAAGCTCGGTTTGTGTTCTTTTGTCGTCTCGAATAATCGGAGAATTCATAAATCCAAACTCATCCGTTGCAAGGCTGTAGTTTTGAAGAGATACAAAAAATTGAATGGCTTGCTGATTGTTAAAGCCGTATAACGTTAGCCTTACTAGATCGCGAGACAACTGATTCGATGGAAATTCCAAAAGTGGCGATGCGCCGCTGTTTGGAATGGACACGTCAGGAGTAAATGAGCTTTTTCCAATTGAGGAATTTCCAATGTTAAAAAATCCAATGGCGGGAGAGTAAGAAGCAGTAAACAAATTATATGATGGAAATCCTTGTAATGCTTCAGTCGATTCCGGTTCGACATGCGCCACAACGTAAGGCGGCGAGATATTGTCGGGAACCAAAAAAGACGGGTAAACCGGAGCAAAACTGCTTTGAGATAACCAGATTGGAAGAGAATTAGAAACGATGGGCTGTATGGATGGCAATTGAGATGTTGTAATTATTTGGCTTTGCATTGCGGGGTAGATAGCATCGCCGGTGTAATGCCATAAATTCGCCTGCGTATAATAATTACCTTGCCGCGAAAAAGCGAAGTTTATTCCTTGATAAGTTCCAATAAAAATCGTCGTCGGACTGATATTATCGAATACCTGAATTTGTTCTTCCGCTGTAAAAACGATGCGATTGATCGCTATCGTTTCATCTTCGTTTTGTTGTTTATCAATCCCGTAGTGGATTGACCCCTTAACGGTTTCATTTGTCTCGGTTTGCACCCAATAAACCCAACCATCGGCTGGAATAATGGTTTTGTTATACATCGTGAATACGACCGTACAGTCACGGTCAATTGAATCGAGGCCAGCATTAAGTGCGGCGGATAATTGCGATTGGTTTCCAAGAGCTTCTAGGATGCCGCTCACGACGTGATCCATGCGCGAAATGCAGATTGAAATAAGCCGGTATCAATCAAGGCTGGTCTTGCTTCATAATTTTTATTGTAGCCTTTTTTCTTACGGCTGTTTTTGCCCAACTGAGCCGCTGTTATCTGCTGCGTAATTGGTAGAATTTTCGATATTTCATCGGCGTCAAGAAATTGACGAAATTCTTTTTCAATTTTTTCCATCGCTGGAAAATACGGATCACGAGAACGCGGTCGCCCATTTATGATAGACGCAATCTCATCCGCCATTGCCTCAGCCAACCATTCACCAATCTTCGATTTACGTTCTTCAAAAAAAATTGTGAAAGGATGGTATTTATTTTCCAGAATTTCGGCAACTTCAGATGTGGTTTTTGCGCCACCACCAGATGCGTCACTGTATGCGATGTCCATAACGCCAAGGTTAAGAAACAACGTCACGTCAATCCCCAAACACTCGGTCCGACATCTTGGCAATATCCCAAAAATTCCCGCCCCCACGGCGTCAAAATGAAATTGAGATCGTTAATCGTCAGATTCTTAAAAAAATCTGCCACCAATAACGATTGGTTAGTTGAAACGTCGCCGGATGCTTGCACTACACCAGGCAAAAATCCGATCAAATTAAAACCATAAGGCGATGGTCCGCGCAGTGTGGCAAAATATCCTAAATTTGCCGGTCCCCCAAGTATCCCTGACGGGACGCCGGGCTGATCCGGTGTGATCTTCAAGAGCACATGGGCACCGCAATTATAGACCGCCAGCACATATTCTAGCGCGTTCACCTGCGGATAATATGGCGTCAAATCCATAGCCCGGTTGAACGCGAATTGCGGCCACTGCGAGTTTAGCGGCAACGCCGAAACTGGAACTCCCATATTTTCATAAATAAAGCTGGTAAAATCAGAGATATTCGGAACGTTTGGATTAGTCCACGGAGAGCCGAACGAAAATGTTCCAAAAGCTTGATTGCCAAATCCGCTCACGGAACAACATTCCAGCCTGTTCCGTTTAAAACATATTTAACCGATCCATAATTAGAAGAAATTACAGAAGATGAAGCGCCGTCAATCAATTTAGCGTCCGCTGTGGTAACGGTGATCGGATATGTTGCCGCGTTTCCAGCGCCATCTTTAACCGTATAGACGGGACAATAGGCTACTGATGCCGATGGACACAGAGGCCAGTTTGTGGAGGCGGGCAGCACTACCGACGTTGCGGCCGGGCTTGTTTTGTCGATCACCAGAACCTCTTGCGCGGCTACGGATGGTGTCACAGCACCGGCCGTCGTAATGACCGCCAGCATAGCCCCAATGCCTCCAGATGGCGTTACTGTGGGGGCATTGAACGTCCCACCGGCATAAACCCCTCCGCTCACTGTGGGGTTTGTGATAATCGGCGCACTTATCACGGAATTTAAAATTGTTGCACCGCTCAATGGAGCCAGTGACGACAAACAAGTATTCCATTGCGCGACAGTCCAAACCTGCCCCTGCACAACGGTAGGGCACGCAGCGTTTTGCGCGTGGCAAACAATGGGCGCAAATATCAGCGCCGCCAGTAAAAATAGCCGACGCATATTACGCAGCGGCACCCTGATCGACATACCCATCCGGTGCGATTTTCATGGAAAAATCCACTTCATCTCCTTTTGGACGTTCACCCGGCGGCAATTCCTGCCGCAAAGACAATTCGGTCAGTTGAGCGCGACGTTTTCCGCCGCGACCGGGATTGATCGACGCATCAATTGCTGCTGCCGTGTTGGTGAATTGCTCTTTCGACCGCAACGTCAAAGTTTTCACCGTTTCTTCGTGTGCGTAGTGAATTTCATTTTCGCTGATCTCGAAGCCGTCCCGAAACAGCAAGCCGGTGAATTTACCGAGCGGCGCATGAGCTTCGGCGGCATCACGCCCACCATGCAATTCAAGCTGTTTGATGACGTAGGCTTTTTGTTCTTCCGTCCAACGATGGCCGAGTTCTACCTGCTGACCAGACGGAATAGGAACGGCGTTCGGGCTTTTCGTCAACGGCTCGTTGTCGCTGAGACGATATGGAAAAATCACGTCTTGCTTGGATGGGTTCGATATAAAAAGAGTGCGGGGCATAATCGTTCCTTTTAGTAAGGCAAGCTGACGATGGTAATACCCTGCGGACGGATACACCAGCCGCTCGTAATCCGCCATTCCTGAATTTCGGTAATGCCGCCATCCGGAGTTGGCGTCGGAATTTTCATCGGTGCGGCCATATCCGCATACATCAAATTCACGTCTTTGATGTTCGGCTGCAAATCCGGAAAGGTGTTGGTGTTGATGCCCGGCGTGGTGGGCTGTTCAATTTCCGGCATGGTCAGAATGACCGCGTCGTTGCCGTTCGATCCCGCGCCGATCAAGGTGTCATCGAAATACCAATCAAACTGATCGCCGGACGCAGCGGCTACGGCTTGAATAACTTCCGCCGTGGTTGCGGTGCCGGCGCCTGGACGCTGATAAGACGTCACCTGCACAATGTTCTGTTCGGCAAACGGCAGGAAAACGCGCTGCGGTGAAATCACCACGATTTTGTTTTTGATGCCGCCGCCGGACTGATACATGCGCGATTTCAAAGCAACGATCTGGCCCAGCCAAAACAACGCCATCTGGCCGTTGTCATAAGTCAGCACGTTGGTGTTGCCGTAACTATCCGGCGGAAGCGTGACAGCGGTCGCGCCGGGCGTGTTGAGAAGCCCTTCGCCATTGGCCGGGTTGAATCCGAACAAAAGGCCGGTTCGCGCGCCCATGAAGTGACCCTGACGCAGCGCCAAATCCTGCGCCGCAATCAAGGACACGTTTTGCAGTGACGCGCGTGCAATGTCGTGATGATCCCAGATGGCTCGGTTTCGCAACAAGTAAGTCGCCGTGCTGTAGTATTCTGATACCAGCGTCGCGCTTGGCAACGAATTGGCCGGCGATTGGCTGGCGGCAACGTTGGACCGAAGATCCAAGCGGTTGATATAAACCGCCATATCCTCGCTGCCCATTTTGACGCGCGGCTTTTCTTCCGGGAGCGCCGCAAAAGCACCGGAACTCTGCGCATAGGTAATAACCAGCCCCGGCTCCGTAAAGGAAGGCGTGACGCGGGTTTGTGCATTAAAATAGTTTGCCATTTTGCTGGTTCCTTAGATCAAGATGATCGCGGCGTTGCCAGTGGTCCAAAGCAAGGACGAGCCCGCAACATAGGGGGATACGATTTTCGAGTTGGTGTTGATGCTGAGCACTTTGCATGGTGCAGCGCCGCCGCCGGCATTCAAAGTGCCAAACGTAGTTGCGGCGCCGGGGTTTGTCGCAAGCGCCGCAACAAGCGTGCTTCCCGTGGTTCCGGTGACGGCAACGAAATCACCGTTATACCCCGCAGGCGTCATGCCCGAAACGCTGAAATACGACCCCACGGTGACGCCGTGGGCCGTGGTGGTGGTAAACGTCACCTGCCCGCCGTTTGTGGATGCCCACGACGCGGCAGTGATCACGTTAGCAGCGTATGCGGCCACATACGGGATCAACTGCTGGTTCAGAAAATCCCAGCTAACCTGCGTATTGGCGGGCAACCCGGAAAGCCCAGCCAGCACGCCAGCCGAGCACTGTACAGCCAACCGTGCGTTGCTGCCGGTACGCATGTAGTGGACATCGCCACCAACGCCCTGGAGAGGCACCGTAGAGCCTGGCGTGATTACCATGCTGCCGTTCTGATTGCCGACGCACCAGCCAGTAATCGTTGCGGCGCTGACGGAACGAGCAATTGCCGCACCAAGATTATCGCCGTTATTGCCCGGAAAATTTGTGTATTCCTGAATAGCAACGCCGGGCCACATGGGAATGGTTTCGGTCGATTTGAGAAAACCCGCCGTCAACTCCATGCGGACGGACGGGTCATCCATCAAAGCGCCCTGCACATAGCCTTGAGTGCTCTGCAGAAAGGTGTCAGCCGGCTGGGTCGTCTGATACGGGTTAAACGAAATTGAACCGGACATGATTAGTTACCTTTCTGCACAAAACGGCCAGATTGCGGATGGCTTTTGAAATGAGACATCCACGCATTCGGATCACCGCCGTAGCGTGTGATCTGACGCCCGGCGGAATCCGATTCGATCATCGGAAACAGAATGCCCGGCTGCGCCGTGGCCGGTTTGCGGAATGCTTCGGCTGCATCGTTGTAAATCCGCTCTTCGACCAGCGACAACGCGGCGTCGTCATAAGCGTCGAAACGGCTTTCCTTAAACGTGGGCGAAAACGATTTGAAACGCTCCAGGGTGCGTTTGCGATATGCCAGCGCAGTTTCGCCAGGCAGAGGAGCAGCAACGCGCTCGCCGGTCAGGCACGCCACGCTGTCAGCGCGGGCCTGTGTGCGGGCCAGAGCGTCCCGTTCGTTCGCCGGCACCTCTCGGGTCATCAGCGCCTCAACCGCCGCCAGACGCTTCACCAAGTCGGTATTCTGAGCGATTAGAGCGGCGGCGTCATTGCGTTCTTTTTCGCGGTCAGCCATTTCCAAGGCCCTCTTTTCTTCTGCGGTTTCGGCGTCTTTGCGGGCTTTTTTTGCTCGGTCCATCGCGGTGGTTTCGTCGCAGCCTTCTTCCATCGCGTCTTTTCGCTCTTCCTCTTCGGCGGCGTCCAGACGCTTCTTGTAGCCGCTGTCGTCCTCGCCATCCTTGCGACCCATCCAGCGATCCTTGCGCGCCATATCTTTGCGGGCGCGATCAACGCGGGCTTTTTCTTCCTCGCGCTTCTGCGTTTCCACGGCCTCGGCGTCCTTGCGGGCCTTGTCCATGGCTTCCATGGCATCAAGCCTGGCGTTCACGGCGCGCACGTCCTGCATGGCGGAGTCAAACCGCGTGGCGAGCGTGTTGATGCCGGAAAGCATCGCATCCAGTTTTGCCGCATCCGCTGCGGCTTTTTCGGCGTCGGTCATCGTGGTTCCTTCGGTTAAAGAGGTGGTGAGTACGCCCGATGCCGGGCCGGTTTTGTCCCAAACGCCGAATTGTCCGACATTCAGAACAGCGAGGTGATCAAGCAATGACGGGTCGCCTTCGACATAAAGCGTTTCACCGTCCGGTAGATTGTATGTTTGGCTCCCGTCCATTTCCGAAAACACAACACCCGGACTGGTAGAGAGTTGGTTTTTTTTCATCAATTCGATGGCTTGTGCGTCGTAAACCCGCGCAATGCCTCGAAGCTCTTTGCCTTTGACGAACGGCAGCATAATGCTGCCAATGGACCGTTCGCCGTACTCTTTGGAGTTTAGTTTTGCAGCGTCGGGGTGAACAAATATCAGCGGCAAACCATTGCAACGCCGGACCATCGTTGGACTTAGAAAAATCTCAGGGTCACGCCAAACGTTTTCTTTTAAACCGGCTCGATAAGCGGCACCAACACCCGAAATACGCACATCCCAAAGATACATTGTGCCGATTTTTTGCGGAGACGGTAATAGACCATCTCGCATTTGTTCGGCAATTTCCAACTCGGTAGGCATCGCCGCTCCTATTTTGCGGCGGTCATCCGATCCGCCAATTTTGTCACAGCATCAAATGCGCGGCTGACTTTTTCGGAATGATCTCGGTTCCAGATCGTCATCGCTTGTAAATCATCGGTTTCTTCGGTAATCGTCTCGCCGGTAATTTTTCGCAGTGCCGATTCACACCCTGGATGCAAAGGCAATGGCGGACCATCGGCGGTTGCCCAGCACCACGCGGTGTTTTCGTAATTCAACACCGGACAAAACTCGGCGGCGACCATGGCACGAAACGTTGTGTAATGAACCGGCGTTTCGTAATCAGTAGGATCATCGTTTAGAGCGTTGTGCCATAATTCAGGATTGCCGTGTGGGCATGGTCCGGCTTCCTCCATCGTCTCGCGCTCTGCAGCTTGTTCCGGGGTTTCGCCGATCTCTAAGCGTCCACCAGGAAAATGCCAGCAACCAGCAAAATCAGAACCAGGGCCACGACGCAGAAATAAAATTCTGTCTGTTTTAAAACAATGAAGCATCAGGCCAGCTGCTTGTATTGGAACCATGTCGTTGCGAGATTCTGATAACGCAATGGCAACCGCTTGGTTTTCTGAATGACCCGCGCGCCTAAGTTCGGAAATGTTTTTCGATACCGTTGCTTGGGACGATCCTTTCTGCAGCGGCATTAGTTTTTCCTTTGTTCAAAAATTCCCAAAATGTATCCGCATCAATCCACCATCCGCCAAAATCATCGTCACGAATGGCAACCCCCGATTTTTTCAGCGTTGCAAGCCATAATTTTTTTTCGTCTATTGCGATGGCGGGCAAAATACCTCTGGCTCCTGAATGTTCATTTGCGCGACATATGCCGCGTTCGTTGCATCAACCTCGTCGCGGATTTTTTCCGCTTCTTTGGCTTTTTCTGCTTCGCGCCGAAAATGTGCAGCAATACGCGACTTCATGGCGGCCGCATAAGCAATCATGTCGTACGTCATGCGGCAACCTTTCCGTTGTTTGCAACCCAGTCGCGGCCTTTAACTGTCAGCATTTCAACCGGCAGGCGGCGAGGTGAAGTGATCCATCTATAATGACAAGAGCAAAACGGTAATTGGGCTGGTTTTTCGATTTCGTCCGTGTATTTCCCGCCGTTCAGTTTTACCAATCCCTCCCGCTGCGCCCAGCTATCGCGAACCAAAAATATTGTTCCTTGCCGCCGTAAATGTTCAGGTCGGTTTTCGTATCCGGACCGGTGAACCGCATTCCATTCCGCTGCGATGGCGCCGTTATCAATGGCAACGATTTCAGCGACGTTCGATATGAGTTTCATACCTTGATCAATGGCAACGCGGCGCTGTTCAAATCGAAACTTTTGCAACGCTTTACTGGTAAGCGTTTTGACATCAACTTTATCAACCGGGCTTCCACCACGAGGAATTGATGTGGACCAGCCTTCAAACCGTTGAAGCGTTTTTTCTATGGCCTCGGCTCGATGAAGTTTTATCAAAGACGCCGAAGCCAAAATGCGCCGATCAAGTTCCGCTCTCAGTTCCGGTCGCAACATCTCCAAAGTATATTTTGGTACACCCGGGACGTAGTTTAAAACCTGACCACGATTCACAATTCTCGTAAAGATAGCATCCAACTGCCGGCGCATATCAGCGTCAATGTTCTGCGGTAATTCTCGTTCAGCGGCGATGCGAAGAAGCAAAAGCCAGCGTTCCACACGTTCTTGGCTATCATAGCCATGTTCCGCAAGATCATTGACGGCGGCGGTTAGTATTTCTCGGAAAGTTTTAGGGTGCGACGCCATAAAGGGAAAACCAAATGGCAGTCATTTCAAGGTTTAATTCATGCGCAGTATAAGAATATACCATGCGTTCGTAATTATTAGTCGCCGCGTAATAGCATTGAACAACGTGCTTTAGCTCAGCATGAAGCAGTGTGTATTTTTCGCGCAAACTATTAACAACACGTTGCGTCATGACCGCGCCGAAAACGGAACAACAGTTGGTTCCCGATCTTCTTCGCCGCTCGTTGATTGCATTTCCATAGCTGGAGGTTCGTCTAGTTCGTCTTCCTCAAACACCAACGGCGTAGCAAACAATTCTGTCGCCTCGGATGTGACGTCTGATAACCATTGAACAAGCCGAGCTTTGCCTTTTGGACCAACCAGAGGCGCGGTCGATTCCACAACGGCAACGGCGGATTCAAATTTATTTTTGGCACCTTTTAGTTTTTCGCTATCCGGCTCTGCTAACAAATTCGGCCAAATTGCCGTAAACGAATTTTTCCACTCGGTAAAAGCAGTGATGTATGGAATTTTTTTGTACTCAGGAAAGTCTTTATGCAGCGTTTTGTAAAACTCTTCGGACCATGCCCGGCGCATCACGATCTCGTCCATAAACGAGTAAATCGGGTTCATTTCAATGCGCTTGCGGTCGATGTAACGTGCAATTTGTTTTGCGTCTTCAGAACCCTCTCCAAAACCGGACACCATCGTTTCTTGCTCTAAAATCTTCGCCGGCATGTTTGCTGCGGTGGCGCAGTTCTTAAAAGCATTTTCCCGTGCGAACCGCGCCGGGCCTTCGATGTTTTTAAGGTCAATACTTTCAACCGAATCTTCACTGCCGATACTTAAAACGTTGCCGGTTGTTCCGGCTTGCAGCGTCGAGCGTTTAAAACCAAACATCTGCTGAATGCGATCTGTGATAATCGCACCGGCCGATTTTATTTTAGCGATCAACAAACCGCATTTAATCGTAATAAAATTATCGGTTATTGTCGATTGCAGAACTGTTTTTAGCGGAAACAACGCGCGCTGGTAGACCGAACGACCAACAAACCCAAATGCCGATGAAGTAAACTGAATGTAAACCGGCATGTCATTCAAGACAACGCAAGTCCGAGACGGATGCCACGCCTGACCTGCAACGGTAATGGAGCGCGGTTTCATAAAATCTGGCGAGTTTGGATCTTGATCAAGAACCAAAGAACCTGCCGTATTCAAAGGGTCGAATATGTTGAAATACAAATCTGCCTTTGCAATTTTATCAAGTTCCAGCGGATCAGCCGATGACTTTCCGCGCTCACCAACACCAAGAGACGAAATTCCGTAAACCGCAGATAAAACGACAGTGTTTTTGATAATTGTATCGGCGCCCACTTTACCTATGCTGCGCCATTCTTTATTAAATGCTTCTACCAATCTTTCGGAAGGCGCGCCCGGTACGGTGATTTCACGAGGTTGGCTTTGCGCCATATTAATCGGCGTTTCCGTCATTTTTCCTCCCAAAATATGAGAGGTGTAAATCGCCTTGCATAATTGATAAGAAGGAACGTGGCCTGGGATAATCTGATCGGCAAGCAAAATCGAAGCAAGATCATTGCCAATCGGCGTGTTTCCGAATGTTGTAAAACCTCCGCCCTGACCGACTGTTCCGCTCAAAACTCGACACCACGTTTCGTTAATAACCGTTGCTGGATTGCACCACCCATTTGCACAATCCAATACCGAGTCAAATCAGCATATATCGTCGAAGCATTTTCGATTGTGGCGTTTTCAGCGCGCGCAAGGTCTTTTGACCAATGCGCTTGCAACACCGAATCGCCTTCACCATCAAAATGCGGCAGTATTTCAGTTTTTATTTTTTCAACAACAGCGCGGAGTTTTTTTAGGTCAGAATCCACGTTGATCCCCACAACAAATTGCCAAAGCGTACATATGACAATCCGCCAAATCGTCCATTGCGCCAGGTTTCATGCCAATCCGAAACCCGCAAACTTGCCCGATATAGTGATTGCGTTCAATCTCTTTGAAATTTGTCGCTTTGTTATATGCGTAATCGCTGATTTTCAACAAACCTTGATAATGATACTCAGAAACCGAATATGCACGTTCATTTTTACCAAGCGCCGTTATTGCTGGCGGACATTCCATAACCGGCCAGCCTAAGTTACGACCTTTTTGCAGCAACACGATTCCGGATGCTTTGTCTTCAATGTAGCAACCCAGAAACCCCATTCGAGCGCCGCATTGCTTGGCTAATATCGCGGCTCGTTGAAAAACAGTTGGCAACCAAGTTTCCAAGGTTGCGCCTTCAATTTGCAGAGCGTCCCAATCCAACAATATTAAGCGATGCGGACCGAATTGATCAAACGCATACCATGTTACACCCGTGCCGTCGTGTTGAACGCCGTCTTTAAGCGCGCTGTCGATAAACACAACTACGCCATCACAGGAGCGCGGATATGGTACAGGCTCGCCGTTAACCAGCATTTTTTCTTTGTTAAAAAATGCTACACCCGAAAAGTCTACAAACTCTGCGCCGTATTCTTGCGCAAACACAAGCGGATGTTTTTTTGCGCGAAGATCGTCAAACATTTGATCGCGCCTGGTCGTCCATTCTTCGACGGTTTCGCTTGGTTTTTTTATTGGAATAGTCGGATTTGTCCACGACGGCGCGTGATATTGACTAAACCCTAATTTACCTTGGTTTTTCGCATCCTCACACACGGCAAACATAAAATTGTTTGGATCGACGCCGTTGGTGTTGCTTAAAATGTATGCAGTCCCTTCATAATCAAGAAGCGTCGGTTCAATTGAACGTTCCCAGATTTCCATCATGTTTGGCTTTGTAAAAGCCGCTTCGTCAATTATGACTTTGTGATATTTTCGCGATCTGCCGGCTCGATCATCTTCCAGCGACCAGAAATCAATTCTTCCGCCTGTAATAGTTCTGTAAACACCCTCAACTCTTGAGGATGTTTTGCGAACGGGGGCAAGAATGTCTTCAATATCTGAATAAATTTCGGTCTGATATTTGTATCCAGGCGTAAAATAACCGATGGATTCCCGTTTTATCGCGCCATCGCAAGCAATTGTTTCACCAAAAAGAGACTTTCCCCATCTTCGACCGCATCTAATAACTTTGCGTTTTCCTGGGGTTTTAAACGCTTCGACTTGGCCGGCGTGTAATGTTGGAAGTTTTATTTCAATCGCCGGCATTACTCGGACGGCAAGCCGCCGGTAATTTTAATCTCAAACCCGTTTTCGCCAGTAGACAATTCAATTTCCTGCTTCGGTTTATTGATTGAATACGAAAGTGCGATTTCAACCCCAAAATGATGACGTGGATGCGTAGGATCATTTACCCATTCCGTTACGGCCTGAACGGCTGGAGCTGCCACGTTCATCACCATAAACTCCTCAAGCAGTTTTTTTTGCTGTTTGACCGTATTTCCCTTTAGCGTTCCCAGCATCGCCCGTTCGCGCTGCACTTCCGAATCATCCGTATCCGGAATCGGTGGAGCTTTTTGCGCGGTACTGGCGCCTTTTGCAGGAATTCCACTTGCGGGGACGCCACTTGCGGGAACGTTACTTGCCGGAATTCCACTTGCCGGAATTCCACTTGCGGGACCACCGTGACCTGGCTTGCGGGTGGTGGAACGCTGCCCACCCCTAGGCACGCTTGGAAGCCCGGACTCGAGCGAGCCCAAAACCAATGCGGATCACGATGACGTAAAAAACCAGTAGGATAACCAGGGCCGCCATCACGTACTCGCTTCTAAAAGTAGGACAACATCCTCGCGCAATAGCCGGACCTCAGTCATCCAGCCGCCAAGATTGACCGTCGTATGTAGCCCGTCACAACCCGCGCAAAGCCCCTTGTGGCCCTCAAAAACCCCCCGGAGCACTTTAACCCGCGCGCCTCTCTTAATCGGCTCCACGGCCTTCCTAGGCAGTTTTAACCGGTTGGACTCGTCAGCGATCAGCGCATCCACATCAAATCCTCGGATCGGCTCAGGCTCATATTGCGCGTTACACATCAATCGGATAACGCCGTCGATACCCACGCCGTCACGCCGCCGTGATATTTGTCCCCAGCCGTCCGATGACGCAAATCGGGCAAATATGTACGGGCCAAACATCGGAACGGCAATTGATTTACGTACTCGCACACCGTTGACCATAATCCGGCGTTCAGTCGCAACGCTGGGTAAATACGCCTCAAATCCGTGAGATTTTATGCCCGATACGGCGCGGAATTGCTGGTTTGGAATGCATTGGACGACGTGCCAAGCGGGAATTCGCGGCGACAATCGCAAAGCGGCGCTCAATCCGGCCCCCAAAAATTGCTAAACCAGTTCTGGCCGCAGCGCGCGCTGGCTGGGGCAGAACCTACCGGATGATTGCTACTGATTAACGAGCGGTCGTGTCAAGGGCGATCGTCCTGACGGCCAACCCTTTGTTTTTGGCCGCGCGCGCGCGCGCGCGGCGGAGGGATTAGGTGGGACAGGCGCGTTCCGGGTGATTTTCGTGCTAGCGAATTTGTCGTAACATTACCAACCTTGATGTTACGACGTGTTACGGGCATGTGTTACAGCCAAAAACAGCCAAAAGCCCCTATAATATATAACTTTATTTATAAATAAATAATAATAAGTAACACCGTAACACCAATTATGCGTATGACACACGTATGCGCACGCTCGCATATGGCGTGTTGGCAAATTTGGTGTTACGCGTGTAACGCCGTAAACTTCGCAGATATAGAGTTGAGATTTTGTAACCACCGGTGTTACTATTCCCGCCCGGCGGTGTTACGGTGTTGCGACCAGTTCCGTGAAGATCGCGGTAAAAATGGCGGTTTTCTGCCGTTTTTACCGGTATCACCGGCAACGATTTTCCGCAAGGGTGGTTTTGATGGGCGGTTCGAATTTCGTGTTACGGCTGGACGACGGAGAGCATTTGATCGGCCTGTCGAAATGGACGAGGCTTATGTCGGCGGCAAGCCGCGTTACGGCTCCGGCGGATCAATCACATCCATTGGCAACCACACAACTCGACTGACATGCCCCACAGCAAATCGTACGAGGGTTTTCCGTCCTCCCACGCTCTGAGGTATTCGAGCGAGCGACCTGGACCACGAATTTTCCCACGGCTGGCCGGCCAGGAGCCGTTTCAGGGCTGGGTGGTTTGTGCTGAAATATAGCCCATGCACGTTTTCGTGGGGCGCGTATTTGATACCAGCCTCGCTTAATGCCCTTTGGGCGGTTTCGGGTGCTGGTAAGCCCTCGGCCTGCTGAATGGCCTGAGCGGCCTCCACAAGCCGCGCAACGGGCATTTCGGATGTGCCGATCCGTAGTTTGGCGGCCATCAGATACCTGAGAAGGCGGAACTCGTCTTTTTCGTCTGCTTCGGGCGCTTGGTCGGCCCACTCCTCGCGACTGACGTATTCGGCAGCGGTTTCCGGGGATATTAGTGCCTCGGAATGGAGCGAGTAAGCGCCGGCCAGCAATGTTCCGAGCTGATCACCCAACCGGCGGTTGCCGAGCCGAACGGCGATAGCACGGGCAAACGTCTCAGCATTGGCGCGGATAACTGGCAGCAGTTTGACCGACCGAGATATGAGCGCCGAGCCGAATTCGGGGGTGATGCGTTCGCGCACCGTGGCATCGAGATCATCAAACCCAATATCGCGCTCTGTCGAGTGATCCCGTAGGGATAATACGGTTATCCGGCTCTCGTCGGCGCGTTGAGATAGCCCTACGTTGATCGATTGAAAAAGAAACGCCGACCTAATCCGGAAAATTTTTGCGCGAGATTGGTTGGTCTGACCCTTGAGCTGGTCCGGTGAATTTTCGGACGCTGAGGCGCGGACGAGATTTAGCACCGATTGCAGCCTGGCGACGGCTTGGGGTGATTCCGCCTCGGCTTCGTCAAAAATCACCGGGCGCGCATCGCATTGCAGACCCTGACGAATACCGGCTTCCGTCGTGGTGGATGCGACGGCCAGTGCGAATTCCCCTAAAACCGCATTGACAATGTGATCCATAATCCAACTTTTGCCGCTGCCAGAGCTTCCAGTCAGCCAGACTGATGGGCGCCATTTAAGCGCGCCACAAATTGCGGCGATGGCAATCCAGCCAGCCAGCAGGGTGCCGTGAGCCGGTATCTCCCACCGAAGCAGACGGCACACTTTGATAAGCCAGTGGGCTTCTTGTGTAGATGCGGCGGGGCGGATGGTCGGCAACAAGGACGCCGTTGTTTCATAAATATAGCGACTTCCGGGATACACGAGCCCAGCGCGCGATCCGTTGACAATCAACGCATCCCCAACGTGGATGATCGGCTGATCACCCTCCATCCACGCTCCAGTCCCACGCACGCGGCGTGGATCATAGGGGCCTCTTTTGCGGCACTCTTCCATGAGATAGCCCGCCAGTTGCGCCCATAAAAATCCATGTTTTGAATTGAATTGATCAAAATTTTCCCAATAACGCGGAGCAGACGCTAAACCTTCTAGATTTGTTCGGCTATGTTCAGCGGGCCGCAACGATGCAGTCTGCTTCAAAGAAGCCGAATAATAAAAATATACCGGTCCTCGATCATAACCAAGCGGGATTACGTTATCCCGCTCCGGAAATTCAATGAGCGGTATATCGTTTTCCGGCGGCTCAAAATCAGAAATAAAATCCTCGTCATCCATCTTTAGGCCGGCGAAGTTTATATTCGTCCCTTAATATTTCAGAGATTTCGTCATCAAAAAGTACGGTATTCCACCGCGCGGCTTCGGCGCGAATTTCGTCCGGAGACGTGTCGCCGTGCATCATGGGACCGCATTTAATTCGAATTTTTTCAGACACGCGAATGATTTCGGCATTGCGCCGATCCAAAGCAGATGTAAAATTAGCGAAGGCATAATCGTAATCATGTGGTGGGAGGTCGCGGACATATCGGATCAACGCCTCCTGAGATTCGTCGTAACTGATAATACCGCGCGAAAGGTTTTCGTGTAGCCTGATCATAAATACGGTGACAAGGTTGCGAAAGGTTTTTTGATCTCCAGATGGATTGAGAGACTTTATAATAGCGGATTGTTTTGCGCGGAGAATTTTTTCAATTCTGATTTGCGCCGCTATTTGCTGCCAATACTTTTCTTCCGGTTGAACTTCCATATCGGCCGACTGTAGTTCGGTCTCAATGATTTGATTTATGGGATGGTTCACAGTGCCACCAGTGCGGCCAATGCCTGCTCCGGTGATTTCGCAATAATATAAACGCCGCCAGCTTGCTCATGCTTTTTTTGATACATACGCTGCGATTCTCCCTGAACCCCTCTCCGTTTTTTGGTTTCTATGTGAATAGAGTATCCGCGATAAGTTCCCACAATATCACCTAGGCCCTCAATCGACGTAGCGCGAATGTGGCGTTTTCCGTCCAGCGTCAGAAATAATCCACAGTTCTGTCGATAAAATACAGCTCCTGGCAGTTTTGAAACTGCTACTAGAACAGGCGACGTTACATCAACGGTTTCGTTCATGTGCATTTCCCTGGCGTAATCGCATCTGATGATAGCACCAGCGCCAGTGATACCCTCGAACTCGCGCGATTTCCTTTAATTTTTCAATCGTATCTGCTTTTTGAATCATCGCCGTAAATTCCGGTCCCGATGCCCGTGCAATATTTATTCCGTGTGCCCAATCCGGAGTTTCCGATACTGCGTGCAACTCCCCGGCCTGCGTTTCGATCTCTCGCACTGACGCGGCTTCTTCGGATGGTGATTTGACATGAAACAGACACTTACTATGTGCGCGCTCATCGCATATTAGTTCACCGCGATTATCAAAAATTTTATCAAGCAAACCAATCATATTTTTTCTGTATTGGTCATATTCATCTCGGTCAAACGCTTTAAAACACACATCGCATTGCTGCGCTCCGGAGACGGACGATTTCCGCTTTGTGCTTTGCAGTGACCACGTATTTTCCGTTTTTGGCGTTCCGTGCCGCGATATATTATTTACGTGGTCAATAATCACGGCTTTGGAGCCGTCTGGCTTTAAGCGCAATACCCTTCCGCATTGCTGGCGTGCGAGCGCCAACGATTTGGTATGACGCAATAAAATTGCACCAGATACCGCCGGCACGTCAAACCCCTCGCTGATTAAGTCGCACGAAGTCAGGACTTTTATTTGGCCGTTTTTCAAACCATCAATCCGTATGGCGCGATCAACCGAACCCATCGTGCCGTCAATTGAAGCTGCAGGAATTTTTGCGGCATTAAATGCCATCGCGACATCATTGGCGTGTTTGATGTTAACGCAAAACGCAATCGCGGTTTTACCATCCAGATATTTGGCATAATGCGCGACAGCATCGCCCGTTATTTTCGGCTTGTTCATGATCTCGGCCAAAGCGGAATTGGCATAATCACCAAGCCTAATTTTAACTTGCGAAACGTCCGCGTCAGTTTTTGGTGCGTAATAATCAAAATCAGAAAGGTATCCGGTTTCTATAAGCTCGCGAACGGATGGACCTAGAACCATATCGTCAAAACAGTCGATCAGCCCTTGCCCATCAAGCCTTTCAGGCGTTGCTGTAACCCCTAGAATTTTTGCTTTAGGAAAATGCGCCGCCAGAGCTACATACCCCGGACTAATCGCATGGTGAGCCTCGTCGATTACAAGAAGCGACGGAGGTTTAATTCGGTCCAGCCGCCGCTGAATTGTCTGGATCATTGCGACTTGCACCGGATCATCGGTCATTGTACGGCCAGGTTGAATACGTCCATATCTGATATTAAATTCATCCAGCGCGCGGCAAATCTGATCAATGATCTCTGACCGATGAACCACGATGGTGATGGTATTTCCCTTAAGCATGGTCGCGTTAGTTATATACGCGAACGTAACGGTTTTACCGCTGCCTGTTGGACTTACCGCCAGCACACGGCGATGCAGCGCCATCGACGCTCGAATATCGGCAACAAGTTTTTCCTGATACGGCCGAAGCGTAATCGGCATCTAAATGCTCTTGCATTGAGTAACGCGGACCGCTAAATGTGGTATAGCCAAGGCGTTCTCTCCAAACGCTTAACGGTTAGCTCTGGGTCGAAGTGCCCGCCAGCACTCCCCAGAGCGCCTATCTTACGTTTAGATTATGGAACTGGCAATTCTGAAATTAACAAAAGCGACCGCGCAATGCGCCTCGCAATACGAGTAGTTTGGCAACGCATTATCCCGGCATTCAAACCGAATTGGACGTTCACCGCTTGGCCACATACACGAGGCCGAGCGCAAAAGTAAGGGAACCGGTTTCTGTGGGACGACGGGCGCGCACGTAAGCGGTGGCAATGTAGCTATTTGCCGTATTCTAGTCGGTTTGACTGAACGCGGTTTTTCAGAATAGACAATTGGTGAAGGACGGCACGGAAGATTAAGGCGATGCGCTTTTCCGCAAATGCTGTTTTTTGAAAACCCCAGTTTCTTTCCGATTTGGTTTAATGAATATAAAGAATTGCCTTTCCCATCAGTTGCGCTCCACAATTCCCGCAATTTTTCAACGACGTCCGGGGTCCAACCTGATCCTGATGTACTCATCGCAAATTTTCTCCTGCTTCAATCGCCCAAAGCAAAGCCTGCCAATCGTGCGCCAATTTCGTCGGACCAAAAGCAAAGGATTGCATTAGGTCCGTTGTATTTCCAATTGGATCGGAAATACAATCAAATATGCCCGGCGATAAAGTTCGCGACGGTCGTTTTGCGCTTGCAGTGAATACGGCGATCTTATTGTTTTTGAAACAGACGTGGGATGCCATGAGAAATTTTCCTTACCGAATTATCTAGTGTCATGGGTTCGCGTTAAATAATTCGGCGGCGGAATTGTCAAAATGCCGCAGATGCCCGCAAGCTTGTTTCCAATATCGCTCAGAAAGCTCCGTTCCAACGAATTTTCGCGAATGCTTCACGCTCATAGCCCCCTCGCTGCCAATGCCCATGAACGGAGAGAAAACCACATCGCTAGGCAATTTCCGCCGCTGGTTCGACCGCCGATTTCGCGCCGAAAATCTCATCAAACGATTTTTCAGTTTGACCAACGATCCGCTCATGCTCCGACACCACCGCAGACCGTTCTTGCGCCGCCTTGGTTTTATCGCGCGACCACGGCGAAAATGTGACCAGTGCTTCGTTGTACGCCGCCACAAACTCGTCGGTGTCGTACAGTTTTTTTCCGGGTTTCGCGCGCACGCCGGCCGATTTGACGACGCCAAGCGCATGAGCTGCAGCAGCAGCTTGATGCCAGGTCGAATATACGACCGTTTTTCCAGCGCGTTCCTTGACCGATCCGGCTTGCAACTCGGCGTACAATTTGGCCGGGTCTTTGGCGCGCGAAATCAACGATTGAAGTCCGACGGTCGCCAAATATTCGTTCACATGCAACGGCAACGTATTGCGATTATAGACGGCCCCGTCATATTTAAACGTGCCGGCGTTGGCATCCATGTCGGAAATTTTACGTTCTTTTTTCATGTCACTCTCCATGCGCGTTTGCCGGATTCCCAGGGTGCGCGACCTGGCGGGATTAAAGCTCCGGGGTCTATATCGCCTGCCGTACCCGGAAAAGCAGATTGGACGCCCAGTCTAGGCGCAGCGATCTCTATTTTATCACTCTCAAACCGCGCCGCATTTCCACCACGTTCGGCGTAAACACGGTCGTCTCTTCCAGCGTCTCCGCCATACCATCCAACTGATCCGCCAATCGCGTAAGTTCGCGCGGGGTCGGGTTAACGCCGTGCCGAATCATATTGCGCAGGTTTTCGGCGATGGCACGGATGTCGCGGGTTATCACGACAACCAGACCAGCGACGGCGCCTCGGCCAGCGCGAAAAACACGGAGGCAATCAAAGCAATTACGAATAAAGTGTAGTTCATTCCGCTGCCTCACCATAAAAATCCACAGGCAAAACCTTTCCGCCGGTCGCGCGCTGAATAACGGCCATGTTCTCGCCAGATGGTTTCCGTTTCTCGGTCAACCAATTGTGAACAACGGCGTATGATTCGCCGATGCGTTGCGCGAATTCCGTGATGCTTTCCTGCGAGTTCTCTAAGTATTCTCGGAGTTTCATGCGCTATCGGATATTCGCAAAAAAATTATGCGTCAAGCATTATTTCTGCTTGCAAGAAATAATTCTGTGTGCAATAAGGGTTTGTCAAAATGGAGCAACAAAGATGGTTTACACAGTCGATGGCATGACCAAGCCAGCAATGTTTACATACCATCCTGATTTCATCGTCGCCACGGATCGGGTCCACGGATTTCGCTGTACGTTTCAATTTACGGTGTCCGGCACCAAACGGCAGGGTGTTGAGTATGTCAAAACTCTGGTTCCGACAGGCGAATTGTTGACGACGGTTGCGGCGAAAGCGGCAAAAATCATTTGCAAGCGCGCGGGGGCTGACACGGCTGTTTTGTGGAGGGTTTCTTGAAACTGTAGGGTTTGATTTGGAGGACATGGCGAAACAGGATGCGGCGCGCGTCGGGCTGTTCCCTCGTAATCCAGGATATTTTGACGCTTCTGCCCGCACTTTTTACCCAACGCTTGCATCGGTAAGCGTTGCGAAAATCCCCGCCCAACGGAGGCTGACATGATGATGAACGCAGATCAGTTTTTTTTATTCGTGAACAATAAGCGTGTTTCCTTGACCGCGTATCTGGCCATGTCCCCTGAAACTGTGCAAACCGTCGATGCGTGCGGCTGCACGGCGCTGACGGAACTCGCCGCGCCCAAGGCAATCACCGTCGATGCGAGCGGCTGCACGGCGCTGACGGAACTCGCCGCGCCGGAAGCGACCACCGTCTATGTGAGCGGCTGCACGGCGCTGACGGAACTCGCCGCGCCGGAAGCGACCACCGTCTATGTGAGCGGCTGCACGGCGCTGACGGAACTCGCCGCGCCCAAGGCAATCACCGTCGATGCGTGCGGCTGCACGGCGCTGACGGGTTATGAGCATTTTTATGCGGGATCAGATTCTCGTGGATATGTCTTTTCGGCAATCAAACTGCACGGATCATGGCGATTTATCGCAGGGTGTCGCAATTTTACACGTGAGGAAGCGCTGCATCATTGGGGTCCTGGGGGTCGCAGCAATCGTCCAGATTGCCTTGCGCTGGTGCATAAGCTGATTGCGCAAATTGATGCGTGACGGATTAATATATTCCATCGCCGCCGCCATCCAATCCCACGCCGACCGCATCCTATGCACCGCGCGCTTGGCGAAAGAGGATGCGGCGCGGGTGAGGAAGATGATTGAGAGGATTATGAAATGAGCTATCCTGATTTCACGAACCAGTCTTTTGAAAATCGCCGAAAAATTCGTTCTGCACGTACATTGGAACAACGGAAAAACGATTACATTCAAACGATGGTTGATTATGCCATTGATCAAACAAACGGCGCGATTTACCATTGTCCTGGTGAATATGAGCACGGCCAGTACACCATACATGGCGAGGAAGCGGCAGAAGAAGCAGCGTTAGAGGCTGCAAGGGAATGGGATTTGGCGCTTCAGTTATGGAATAAAACGCCGACAGAATATGGCGATGAGAAATACGAGGCGGTCGAAACGAAATATGGAGATGATCTCGCCAACGAAATGGCAGATTTATCGGAGAATTGTAACGCAGTGGGAAAAAGCTTTACCGCGCTTAATACCCTGCGCACGATTTGGTTATACACAGGAGAATTGTCGTTTCTCGTTGGTATGATTTTAGGGATCGTATTTGTTTTTATTTTTTTTGCTGCAACATAGGAGAACAGCGTGAATTTTACAGAAATGGATTCGATTGCTAAATTCAACGAAGCTTTGAAAGCGGCGAAAACGCGTATGGATGCGATGTGTCAAGCATTAAAATTTGCGCCGGCCGATGAATCAATTGAGGATCGCATAACGATGTTAGATGCAGCTATTGTCACCCGCCGGCAGTTGCTGGCGGCCACGCGTCGGTGTGGATTTGATACCTAAAACACCATGGAGACTAAAAATGCTCGCATATACCCACCCGAAAATCACGCGCGATGCGTTTCTCGCGGAATTGCAAGCGCATCAGGACGCCGACCAGATCATCAAGGGTACGTATGGTCGGATAGAAGGCAATAAATTTCTCGGATGTGCGGTCGGATGCTCGCTAGATAGCGTGCGCCGAGTTGCAAAAATAGAAACATTAGAGACCGATAAGCATGACTTGTTTGAAACATACCTCGGTATCCCAAAACTCCTGGCGCAATTGCAGGACGCTATTTTCGAGGGATTATCGGAGGAATACAATTTGGCTTGGCCGATGCGATTTAGTTCGGCAATTCAAAGCAATGCCGATCTCTCTGGTGTATGGGCCAAAGTCGCTCCCCGTATTTTGCGTGAAATTGTCATACCCACAATTCAGCCTGAGTTTGATTATGTGCGCGAAGTAGTCGCGCGGGTTGCGTTGGGCTGGGAAACTGGTTGGGCAGCCGAGAGCGCGGAGAGCGCGGCATGGAGCGCGGCGAGCGCGGCATGGAGCGCGTTGAGCGCGGCGTTGAGCGCGGCGAGGAGCGCGGCGAGGAGCGCGGCATGGAGCGCGGCGAGGAGCGCGGAGAGCGCGGCGAGCGCGGCGAGGAGCGCGGCATGGAGCGCGGAGAGCGCGGCGAGGAGCGCGGCGAGGAGCGCGGAGAGCGCGGCGAGGAACGCGGCGAGGAGCGCGGCATGGAGCGCGGAGAGCGCGGCGAGGAGCGCGGCGAGGAGCGCGGAGAGCGCGGCGAGGAACGCGGCGAGGAGCGCGGCGTATTACAAAATGTCAGAAATCCTGTGTGAAGAATTGGCTGCGGCGCCGATTGTTGCATCATGACCGCATCCCGCAACCCCTAAACCGGAGCCAATCGTATCGCAGCGT